ATCTTGCGCCGTTTCCCACCGCCACCCCGCGCGTTCAACATATACTTGATTGATTCGATTTTCTCTTCGCGCGGCGCAGTGGCGCGCGGCCTCGTTGCGGCTTGTGAGTGCTCGATTGTGAGTGCGCGCGCACGCTTGACGGATGTCGGCGGCAGCATACATTCGGGGCATGGCGAAGACACGGAAGGCCGGGCCAAGCGCTCGACCTGCTAAGCGTGCCGACGACGCGGCCGCCAGTCATCCGCCGAAGAGCCCACCCCCGCTCAAGGAATTCGTAGCGCATGGGGGGCACCGCGAGAGCTCTCAGCGATACGAGCGCGAGCAGTCTGCCGCGCAAAAGAACGTAGAGATCCCTCAGCTCTCGCCCGAGCTGCGGGCGAAGCGGGAAGAACTCGAGCGCGACGACGCGGCCTGGCTGCGTTTCTTCTTCGATCGCCCCGACATGTTCTGGTACGACTTCGTCCCCCAGCAGCGGCAGATGATCCGAGCTATTGCGCGCGCGATCGAGTTCGGCGGCGACCAAGCGTTAGCGGCTTCGCGCGGCGAAGGGAAGACAAAGATCTCCGAGCGCATGCTGCTCAAGTACACGCTCCAGGGGAAGCTCTCGTTCAGCGTGCTTTTCGCTGCAACTGGCTCGAAGGCGATCGATTCACTGCGCTCGATCAAGGACGAAGTCGAGTCAAACGATCTGCTCTGCCAATACTACCCCGAGATTTGCGTGCCTGTTCGGGCGCTCCAGAACACGCCAAACCGCGCTCACTATCAGACGGTATCGGGCTACCGGCACGACAACGGCGAGCGGTTCGAACGACAGTCCTCAAAGTTCACCTGGTGCGGCGCGGAAATCTACTTTCCCAATGTGCCTGGGGCCCCGGCAGCTCGGGCGATCATTGCCACTCGAGGCCTGGACTCCGAGGTCCGGGGCCTGAACAAACTCAATCAGCGCCCGCAGCTCGCCGTGATTGATGACCCCGACACGGAGGAGACGGTCAACTCGGAAGAGCAGGCGAAGAAGCTCGAAGAGCGCATTGATCGAGGTATTGCCGGATTGGGAAGTCAGCGCCGGCCTGTCGCTCGGGTGATGATCACGACACTGCAACGCCGGGACTGCGTTTCGGCCTGGTACACCGATCCTTCGAGAAAGCACTCGTTCAAAGGGCGTCGCTATCGATTCCTGGCTCGGGCGCCGGACCGGCAAGACTTGTGGGAGGAATACATCTCGCTTTGGCGAGCAAACCTTCAGGCTCGCGACGAGAACGGCGAGTTCATCGACGAGCATGCTCGCGGCGCGCACCGGTATTTTCTCGAGCACTTCGATGCCATGGTGGCAGGCGGAGAAGTGGCGAATCCGCATCGATTCAATCCCCGGCGACTCGAAGACGGTACGCAGCTCGAAGTATGCGCGTTGCAGTCGTATTACAACCTGGTCGCTCGCTACGGCCCCGAGGCGGTGCAGACCGAATACGACAATGACCCACCCGAGGAGTCCGGGCCGATCGAGTCCGGAATCACCGCTCGACGCATCCAAAAGCGACTTTCCGGATATCCGCAGCGAATCGTTCCGCCGGGCTGCACGGTGCTGGTTCAAGGCATGGATATCAAGAAGCCTGGCGGGCACTGGGTGGTTAGGGCGTGGCGCCCGGACTGCACTGGCTTCACGATCGATTACGGCTTCCACGAATCGCACGGGACCACCTACGGATCAGAGGACGGGGTCGAGGCGGCCGTCATGCGAGTCATTCTCGAGCGCATGGAGTATGTACGCGAGAATCCCTACCTCGACGTAGAAGGCCATGCTGTTCCAGTCGCCCTGACCCTCGTTGATTCTGGCTGGAAGTCCCAAGCCGTCTATGACGCGTGCGCACGCGCCGGGCTCGGCATTTTGCCGTCGAAGGGTATTGGGCGATCCAATGGATGTATCCAGCCCAATTTCCACGACGTGTGGAAGCGCACGCCAGACCGGAAACCCGGCGACGGCTGGTTTATGACTCGGCAGTCTGGCCGCGTGTGGCTGGTCAACTGCGATACCGACCGTTGGAAGTCGTTCGAGCACGAACGGTGGATGACTTCGATCGAAAAGCCTGGTGCCTTTTCGGTGTTCGGAGTCGTTCCAGGGACCGAGGGACGATTGAGCGACGACGAGCGCTGCCACCACTCCTACGCGCACCACCTGGTCGCCGAAGTGGAAGTGGAAGAGGAGATCAAAGGCAGGATCATTCGCCACTTCAAGGCGAAAAGCACTCGCAACCACTATCTCGACGCAAGTTATCTCACGTGCGTCGCTGCCAACATGAAGGGAATCGTGTTACCGACTGCCAGAGGGACGGCGTCTTTAGGCGCGAAGCTCCCCCCGAATTCAAGGCCCTCGATCGCGCAGGTCGCGGGAAGGAAGTAGTTGTCTGTTCGTTTCATTTCACCGAGAAGGAGAGAGAGATGTCTGATCCTAACAGCAGGCCAACGATGGCCGCGGTCGCCGGGCGAGGCGCTCGTGTTGTTTGTCCAACGTGCGGCGGTACCGACATGCGCCCCCTTGGGGCGTCGCTCGGCCCCAATGGCGAGGTACGTGATCGCCGGCACTGTCGGGCGTGCGGCTGGGCTGGCGTGGTCGTCGCGCCTGTCGTGGACGCGGAGGAGGACGAGTCAACGGCGCCACCTGAGGCCGAAGGCCAGGATGCGCCGCCGGCGAAGGCTCCCGCCCGACGTCGAGTGGCGAAGCCGAAGGCGGTTGAACAGCCGTCGGACGCGACGAGCGAAGATGTTCCCGAAGGTATCCACTTCGCGGAGTCGGATAACTAATGGATTCCATTCCCCACGACAACGATGCGGCGTACGAGTGGGCGATGCGCAACAGTCCCATCGTCCACTCGATGATGCGGGCTGGAAGCACGGACAGGCAAATCATCGGGGCCCTGATCAGAGCGTATCACGGTCTCATTGAGGAGAACGTCGACCTGCACTTGCGGAGGCGTCGCTTGACAAAACCTGTCAAATCTGAATGATTGCCAACATCATCCCAGGGGTGCGACCACGGTTGCACTCGGCACAGCAGGGCCGGCCAGCCCTTCGAGATGCCGCATACATCGAGCCTTTGCGGGGTGCGATCGTGATCGCACCCCGTTTTCTTTTTGGCGGCTCGGTGGCTCATGGCGGACAAGCCGACGACGGTCGAAGAGCAGATCGAACGGACCGCGATCGATGGCATTCAAAGTGCCACGACTCAAGGGCAATCCGTTACGAAGCAATCGATCTCGGAGTTGATCGAGGCTGACAAGTACCTCCAGGGCAAGACGGCGCAGAAGCGTAACCACCTGGGCGTGTTCATGCGCAAGATCGTGCCGGGAGGGTGCGGATGATCGCCCCGGCCGCCAATCGCGTGGCTCCATTTCTTGTGGATCAGTACGGCGATCCCCTCCGATCTTCGCGCCCCTCTCCAAAGACTCGTCCCGAAGTGGTGCAGGTCCGCCGCACTCGATCGCCCGCCGAAGCCAGGGCCGCGGAAGTCCACGCGAGCTACGACGCGGCGCGTGACACCGACGAGTTCAAGAACTACTGGGCCAACGCCGACCACCTCGACGCCGATTCGGCCAACAGCAAGCCAGTTCGCAAGAAGCTGGTATCGCGATCGCGATACGAAGCCGGGTCGAATGGCTTCGTCGATGGCATGTACCAGACCCATGCGAATTACTTGGTTCGCAAGGGTCCGAAGTTGCGAATGAAGACGATCAGCCGCGAATTCAATACGGCGGTCGAGGCTGAGTTCGCCAAATGGTCGAAGGCCACGCTGTGGCGTCGCAAGCTGTGGTGCATGGCGCACGCCAAGATCCAGGACGGCGAAGGATTCGGCTTGGTCCAGACCAACCCGAAACTCCGCCACCCGGTCAAGTTGGACGTTTGCTTGATCGAGACGGAGCAGTGTTCGACGCCGCAACTGCCGTGGGGCGTCAAGGGCTACATCGACGGGGTCAAGTTCGACGAGTGGGGAAACCCCGAGCACTACGACATCCTGCCGTACCACCCCGGCGGACAGTGGCGGACGATGCAGTACAACCAGCCGGATCCCGTGCCGGCCAAGTTCGTCTTGCACTGGTTCACGCTGCGGCGTCCTCAACAGCACCGCGGAGTCCCCGAGCTGCGGTCGACGCTTAACGTTGGCGCGGCTTCTCGGCGATGGCGCGAAGCTACGATCGCGGCCGCCGAGACCGCGGCTGACTTGTCGATTCTGCTGCGGACGCAGCTCAACCCCAATAGCGACTCCGACCTCGACCCGCTGCGGCCGTTTACTTCGCTCCCGATTGAGAAGCGCACCATGATGGCGCTCGCTCAGGGTTGGGAACCGTTCCAGATGCGGGCGGAGCACCCTGGCACCGACTATCGCGGGTTCCTGCGAAGCCAGATCAGCGAGCAATCGCGCCCGAAGTCGATGCCTCACAATCTCGCGGCGGCCGACTCCTCGGACCACAGCTACGCGTCGGGGCGCCTCGACTTCCAGCCCTATTACATGGGGCTCGACAACGAGCGCGAAGACGCGAATGAGTTGGTACTCGAGCCGCTCTTCCGGTTGTGGTGGGCGGAGGCCAAGTGGCGTTTCGGGTGGATTGGCGACGACGAGGAACCGCCCCCGCACGCCTGGGACTGGGGGCCTCACCCGCCGATCGATCAGCTCACCGACGTCCAGGCCAAGGATTCTCGGCTGAAAGACGGTCTGACGTCGCTGTCCGCTCTCTACGCCGAAGACGGCGAAGACTTCGAGGACGCCCTCGAGGTGATGGCCAAGGACTACGGCAAGACCACCGACGAGATGCGTCAGATTTTGTGCGACGCAATCTTCAACGTGCAGGGCCAGCAGGCGACGATGCTCCAGGCGCGCGGAGGCGCCTCGCCTACGCCGAGTGGCGGATTCCCCGACGGTTTTGGCGATCGACTGGCCGAGCGGCTTGCCGACAATCAAGCGAACTCGGAGGATTCCGCCGCGGGCGCTGATCCTGGGGCCTTGGCCGCCGATTACGACCCCCGACAGCCTCGCGACGACGGCGGCCGGTGGACCGAGTCGGGCCGCGGTGGCGGTTCGCGGGGGAAGGCCAATCGCAATCGCAGTGGAGCATCGGCGAGATACAACCGAAGTGCTCGCGTTGCGACTCGGTCGACGACTTCGCTTGCGGGCATCGGCAAGATGTCGGCCGATCTTCATACCGTTCGCTCGCTGAACCCGACTCAATTGCGATCCCCCTTGATCGTCAAGCGAGTCGGGGGGCGGGATTACGTGGTCGACGGACGGCGCCGCGCGGCGGGGATCATGCGTTGGTCGCTCGAGAACCGCGTCAATCCTTCGAAGATCGACATTCCCGTCCTGGTTGTTCACGACGACCGACTTGCGGCGGATGTCTCGAGCCGCTCGAAGGCCGTTCGAACGGCGGCGCTGCAAGAGGTCTACAAGGCGGCGAACGAGCCCGAGCCGCGTCAATCGATCGGCCGTCGGGCCGTCGAAAAGCTGAAAAAGATTGCCGGTAAGGCTGCCCGCGGAACTGCGAGCCTGGCGAAAGATGTGTACCGACAGGCAATCCAAACGACCGTTGAAGACCTCGCAACAGGTCGTTCGAGCGGGTTTTCCAAGACTTTCGCCAAAGCGGCGACCAATGCCTCGCTTGACCAAGCCAGGGCCCGCGTTGCCAAGGCCGTCGGCGTAAACCTCCAGAAGGTCGAACGGGCCGTCCAGCGAGTCGATCGAGTCGATAGCCAACAGGCTCGCGCGATCGAACGCGAGCGGTCGCGGGACTTCAATCAGCAGGCAAGGGAGAAGGCGATTGCCGAGCGCCGAGCGGCGGCCGAAGCAGACCGGGCGCAACGCAAAGCCGACTCGGAAAGGCGGCAAGCTGATCGCAAGGCAGCTTCCGAGCAGGCCAAAGCTGAACGCGAGGCCTCGAGGCAATCGAAGAAGTCTGAGCGGCTGAAGACGATCGCCGAACGCAATGCGGCGAAGAAAGCCGCGAGCGAAGCTCGAAAGCAAGCGATTGCCGATCGAAAGGCGGCGGCAGAGGCCGAAAAGAGCGCTCGCCGCACTGAGCGACTACAAGGCCGGCTCGTTCGCGCGAAGTTGCTGCAAGACAAACTCGACAAAAAACGCGAACGGGCCGAACGCATTCGTCGCGAGCGAGAAGAGCGCGCGGCCAAGAAGGCAACGAAGGGGGTGGGCGATGGCAAAGCGTAAAGTGGAACCGATTCTCGCCTACGATCCGAACCAGCCTCGCGATAGCAGCGGTCGTTTCGGCAGTGGTGGTGGATCGACGGCTTCCAAGATTGGCTACGCCGCCGCGGGAGCTGCGGCTGGCGCGGCGGCGGTCGTCGGGGGGATCGCGCTTCGCAAGAAGCTCCGCAAGGTTGCGACTCGGATGCTTCGCAAGGACCTGGCGAAGTTCCATCAATCGGCGCGGCGCCAAGATCGCGCGAAGCGGCACGCAATGGGACAGACGGCGAGATGGTCTGGAAGCTTGCCAAGAAAGTCGTCTCTATGGAAGACGATCGTTGAGAAGAGCGGACTTGCGGCGAACGCAAACGATCCGAACGCCATCCTCGCGTACTCCCGCGATCAGTCTCGTGATCGCGAGGGGCAATTTGCCTCTGGTGGCGGAAGGTCGCCAACAATTGGCGAGCGAGTCGGGTCGGCCGCGAAGACTGCCGCGGCGTACACGGCCGCTTCCTTGGGTGGGATGGCTGCGGGCTATGTCGGCGGCCACCTTCTCGGCAAGGCGCTTCGCGCCAAGTTCATGCGGCGGAAGGCCAAAGTTCGGAAGGCATTGGACCGTGCGTCTGGCGTCGTGCCGGGCAGTGTTTCGTCGTCGACGTGGACGCGTGCGTCTTCCGGCGCCCTGAAGGCCTCCGCGGTCTCGTCGCTCCACGAGATCTACGCGGAGGTCGCCGAGGACGTAGTTCTCGAGGCGGCGGCGATTGAGGACGGCAAGCCCGCGGGCCCCCCGAAGTTCAATATCCTGGCGTACAACGGCGGGCTCTTGTCCGTCGCGAAGTACGATCTCCCGGTCGTGCTCGACATCGACGGGATCACGTTCGCGAAATCGATCTCCGCGAACATGCACCACGACAAAACGATGATCGTGGGGCACGTCACCGAAAAGGAAAAGGACGGGAAGCACGTCCGTCTTAAGGGCCTGGTGTCCGGTACCGGACCGGCCGCAAAAGAAGTCTTGGGGAACGCCGCTAACGGCTACCCCTGGAAGGCGTCGATCGAGGCGGTCCCGACTCGACGCGTGAAGCTGGTGAACGTCGGCGAGACCGCGACAGTCAACGGGCAGCGGATCGAGGGACCGTTCTACCTCGCGCCGAAGTCGAAGCTGTTCGGGATCGCGTTCACGCCGCGCGGTGCGGACGAGGATACGCAAGTTCAGATCGCGGCGGCCGCAACGGACGCCCAAGGTAAGGAGGATAGTTCGATGGACTTTGAAGCGTTTTGTCGCGAACAGGGCTTTGATCCGGCCGCGCTGAGCGATCAGCAAAAGGCGTTCTTGCAGGACGTATTCGACGCCCTTCAGGGCGGTGATGGCGAAGGCGAAGGAGACCCCGGTGCGGGCGGCGCGCCGCCTCCGGCCGGCGCCAAGGGTCAGCAGATGGCGGCCGATGCGTTCGACGTGGACGACATCAAGGCCGAGCACTCCAACCACATGGCGGAGCTCGAAGCGGTCTTCGCCGAGCATGAGGGCGACATCAAGGCGGACAAGTTCGCCGCGATTCGCGCCGAAGCGACGTCGAAGGCGAAATCGCTGAAGACGACCGCCCTCAAGGAACGGTGGCCGACCGTGAGATACCAAGCGGAATTGATCCGAGCGCAAGCCGACACGCGCGTGAAGTTGGTGCAGGCCGAGCGACCGACCGGACCCGCGATTCATGCGGTCGAGCACGACGTTTCCGGTCCGGTGATCGAGGCGGCGTTGTCCGCGACGCTTGGGCTTCCGGGGTACGAAAAGGCGTACAAGCCGGAAGTGCTCGACATCGCGCATCGGGACTTCCGGAACATCTCGCTGCACCAAGCGATGATCATCTGCGCGGAGGCCAATGGGTACCATCGCCGGGAATTCCGAGTCACGACGGGGAACATCCGCGAGATTTTGCGGTTTTCGATGGCGCCGGAAATTCACGCGGCTTCGACCCTGAGCCTTCCGGGGATCTTGTCGAACATCGCGAACAAGGAATTGCTGGCCGGGTATGACCTCGGCCCGCAATACTCCGTCTGGAAAAAGATCGCCCGCACCAAGTCGGTGAACGACTTCAAGGCGGTGACTTCGTACCGATTGAACGACAATTTCGAGTACGAGAAAGTCGGCGCGGATGGTCTAATCAAACACGGCAAGGTGAGCGAGGAATCGTACACCCGCCAGGCCCGTACGTACGCGAAGATGTTCACCCTTACCCGGCAGAACATCATCGACGACGACTTGGGCGCTCTGGACGAGATTCGCACGCGTCTCGGCGCCGGCTCGGCGCGAGCGTTCACGAAGTTGTTCTGGACGACGTTCCTGAGCAATCTTGACCGCAACAGCACGACGTTCTTCAGTGCTGCGCGAGGAAACTACATTAGCGGCTCGACCACCAACCTGGGGATCGACGGCGTCGGGCTCCAGCTCGGCATTGACGCGTTCAAGCTGCTGAAGACGCCCGAGGGGCAGCTCGCAGGTTACGAACCGACGATGATCTTGCACCCGCCGGCCTTGAGCGTTTCCGCGAAGAGGCTGTACACGGAGACCACTCCGACGCAGGCGAGCGAAGTGAACGTGTATGCGGGCAAGTACGAACCGGTCGAAGTGGTGTGGTTGCAGGATTCGACGATTGCCAACTACAGCACGACGGCTTGGTGGTTGATGACCGACCCGCGCATCATCGCCGCGATCGTTGTCTCGTTCCTCAACGGGCAGGAGTCGCCGACGGTCGAACAGGCGGAGGCGGATTTCAACACGCTCGGAATTCAGATGCGCGGGTACCACGACTTCGGCGTGGACTTCGCCGATTGGCTGGCCGGGCTCAAGAGCAAGGGCGCAGCGTAACCGTTGCGGCCGCGCAGGCCGCTTGAGAATCCACTCGCGGGGCCCTGCGGGGCCCCTGCTTTCTCGTTTGACGATTCACTGTATTTCCCGGAGATTTTCCCATGGCCCAGACTCAAGAGCCCGCCCAGATGTATTCGGACGGCGGGACGATCGATTACACGCCGGTGTCTCAGGTCTACGGCGGCGACGTTGTCGTTGTCGGCACGATTCCCATGGTCGCCACGGTGGATATCGCCGCCGGCGAGCAGGGTGCGTTGAAGTACAACGATATCTTCAAGCTGCCGAAGACTTCCGACGCGTTCACCCAGGGCGACGCCGTCTATTGGAACGCGACCGGGAATCCGGTCGGAGGAACGGCCGGTACCGGCGCCGCGGATTCTACGACGGGACAATTGGCCGGGTTCGCGGTGGCGGACGCCGCGTCCGGCGACGAATACGTGATTTGCGCCCTGACGGCGGCCAAGCGGACCACGACGATCGCCGGTTCGGTGACGGCCGACGACATCACGGGCTCGGACTCGTCGCTTGGGATCTCGGGGCAATCCGCGGCCCAAGGCGGCGCGATTCTGCTCACGGGCGGAACGTCGAGCACCTCGGGGAACGCCGGTGGAGCAATCACGCTCACGGGCGGTACGCCGGGGGCGACGGGCGTCGGCGGTGCGGTGACGATCACCGCCGGAGCTGGCGGCTCGACCAGCGGCGCGGGTGGCGCGGTAACGATTGCGGCTGGGGCCGGCACCGCTGGCAACGCCAACGGTGGCGCTCTGACGATTCGCGCCGGCGCCAAGCAGGGTTCGGGGGCGGACGGTGCCTTGAGCATCGGGACGACAAACACTGCCTCGATCACGATCGGCGCGGCTTCGATCGAGACAAAGATCGTGGGCCCGGAAAATCGAACCGTGGGAGCGTCGACGGCGGCCGCCGGGACGACGTTTGCCGATGCGGGGGCCCTCCCGGCCGGAACGGCGGCGGTCTATCCGACGACCGGCGCCGACGGAACGAAGGGTGTCATCGTCAACGCGTCCGACAAGGTCACGGGCCGCATGATCTTCATCGGCAACGGTGTCAGCAACCAGATCCTGAAGGTCTACGGGCCATCGGGCGCGACGATCAACGGCGCCTCCGCGAACGTTGCGTTCAGCGGCGCGAGCGGTAAGGGTGTCATCATGTACTGCCTCGACTCGACCGCGAACACGTGGTTGGCGTGGTAGTCCGTGACGCTTTTTGAGGATGCCGCCGCTTGGCTGGGAGCCCAGTTGCAAGCGGTGGCCGGCCGCGAGGCCGAGTATTGGCGCCAGTCGCTCAGCACCAAGTTGACGGCGACGCCGGTCGTCGTGACGTACGACGTCGAGGACGAGTCTGGAACCCCGACCCAGATTCAGTCCTTCGACTATGTCCTCGTCGCGAACGAGTTGAAGCTCGCGGGGAACGTCATCGAACCCCGCGCGGGCGATCAGATTCGGGACACGATCAACGGGCAAGAAGTGGTGTTCGAAGTGCTGCCGATCGGGCGTCGGCCGTGTTTCGAATGGGAGGACGGCGGAGGAATCCTGTTGCGAGTGCATACGCAGCGAGTCGAGTAACCCATGGCCCAACCAATCCTGGCAGATATCGCCGACGCTCTCGTCGCCACCCTGAACGGTGGCACATTCGAGACGTCGTTTGAGTCGGCCAGGTCTTATGGGGCATGGGACGAGCGGCTCGCGTCGTTTGATAAGCTCCAGGTCGACGTCGTACCCGTCACGGTACCGGTCCAGGAAGATCAGGGACTCGCCACCCGCGATTCTGTCAAATTCGACTATTCGTTCGACGTCATCGTCCGCAAGCGATTTGGTGCGAACGACCAGGGGGTCACTGGATCGATTCCAAACAGCAAGATCGATCCGCTCGTTCGGCTGACGGAGCAAATCGTCACGTTCGTCCCGATGCAGTTTTTGGACGGATACGACGAGGCGATTTGGCAGTCGACGAAATTGCGATTTGTCGCCTACCGAAAACACCTGCGGGAATGGCATCAGTACACGGGCCTGGTCCGTGTGGCTTACGCCGTCATGAGGGACGTCGGCACATGATGACCGTTCGTCTCGAAAGCAACGTCGATGGATTCCGCAGGCAAATGCGACGGTTCAAGCGTCGCCTTCTGTCGAAGACCGCGTATCGCGTCTACGAGGACATGCGGAGTTCGATCCAGTCGGCGCCAGGACCGAGCCGGCCAGGGGAAGCCCCCCACACGCACCCCCGCCTGTTGCGCGACGCGGTCGCGTATGCGGTCGAGGACGAGGGGGCTGTCATCGGCCCCCGCTTTTCCGTGGTCGCCGACGTGGGGAACGCCCAAGAGTTCGGCGGCGAGTACCGGGGAGAGGATTACCCCGAACGCCCCTTCGCCCGTCCGGCGCTGGAGCGAAACGAGGACTTTTTCGCCGCCAGCGTTGGCGGCTCTTTTGGTGAATAGGAGGTGAGCTGTGGGTCAGTCCAAAGCCGGATACGAAGGTCAGTTGTTCTATGGGTTAGCCGGAGCGACGGCGGCGACTCAAGTCACGAACTGCACCGACCTCGATTACGACCAGCAGCCCCAGCGGGCGCCGACGACGGATCGCGGCGACGGTACGGCCGTAGTCATCGAGACCAGCCAGATCGTTTCGGTGAAGCCCGTCATCACTTGGACAATGTTCAATCGCCCAGCCGATACGACGCTGCAAGCGCTGATCGCGGCGGCAAAGACGGCGGCTGTTGTCGCCTTGCGGACCAAGGACTATTCGGCCGGGAAGGGCTTCGACGGCGATTGCAACGTCTCGTACAAGCACGGCAAGCCACTCAACGGCATGCAGACGCTTGTGTTCACCGCCGAGGCGGCGCGCGAAGGACGAACCCCGCAACTTTACGTGTAATTGCTCCTGCCGTTCCTGCGCCAACCGCCCAATCCCAGGCCATTTCAGCTCGTCTTGGAGAATTCAAATGCCTAGCGCTCAACTCACTGAGACCTTTGCCCTCGGCGGGCTCAGTTTTTCGGCCGATGTGGACTCGCAATTGATCACGTTCACTCAGCAGCACACCTGGGAAATCGCTCTGCCGGCCGGGCAGGCAGTAACGAGCTGGGTCAAAACCGACTCCGACACTGCTGCGTGCAATCTGTCCGCCGGTCACGGTCAAACGAACGGGAAGTATGACGTTTACTGGACCGAGGCAGGCGTCAAAAAGTGCCGGTACGGCGTCGATGGCACGATCGCGACGAATGCCCTGTCGCTCGATGGTGGAGCTGGTGACAGTTTCCCGGCTTCGGCCACGACTGGCATCGTGGTGTGCAAACAGGTCAGCGTCGTGGCGTACATCGACGGCGACAACTTGGCGGTGATCGGGATCTTTGCCAAGAACGACAGCGACAGCGCTTCGCGGCAGCACTGGGATCTCCAGGACAGCGGCGGATCGTCAATCGAGGCTGGCACTTCGCACGTCTCGGGCATCAGCAAGATGGACAACTACTATCGCGTCGCGGCGATGGTAGCGGCGGGGGTGTCCAACCCTTTCACCGGGAACGTCATCGAGGTTTGCAAGGCCAGCAACTCGAGCGTGACGGCCGCCGGAACGCTCTACATTCTCGCTGGCGTCACGTAATCGAGTCGACTTGCGGCGATCCGTCGGTAATCTCCAAAGGGCGATGTCATGGCAAACGAAGGCGAACAGCTCGATGCAGTGAAACACGGCTACGAGCCCATGGAACTGACAACGCACGTCGTTCCTGGCGCTGTCGTGTTCGATCGCGTGTTCGTCGTGGACGCTTTCACGACTGGCCCTGGAGGCGCGAGCCACCACTACCGAATTGAGCCGTCCGTCGCAGGCGCCTTTGAGCCGATCGACATTCGATTCCAGAAGGGCGGCGCGGCCGAGGTCGGCATCAACGGAATGACGGTCGAGGCTTTGCTCGCGATCGTTCGCGATCGGCTCGAAGGCTTCGCCGCCGGTCCCTTCCCCTCGCCACAAGGAAAAGCCGCGCTGTCGTTCGTCACCGCGGCGATGGAAATGCTCGCGCAGCGCACTCGGGACCGCGTTGCGCGGCAGGTCGAAGGTTTGCAGAAGCCATAACCAGGAGGTTTGCGTGCCCGCTTTCAAAGACGCCAACGGTCGCGAGTGGCTCGTCGCTCTGGACGCGCCAACGATCGCCGATGTTCGGCAAGAACTGAAGTTTGATCTGGCGCCACCCGACGGAGATCCGTTCAAGGGCCTGATGGCCGACGTGGTCTTGCGCGTCAACGTGCTGTACGTCATCTGTCGCGAGCAGTGCCAAAAGCTGAATGTCACCGACCGCGAGTTCGGCCGAGCCCTGAATGGTGACGCGATCGCCAGTGCGACTGAGGCGTTAGTGGAGGCCATCGGGCTTTTTTCCCACCCCCGAAAACGGGGGCAAATCAAGAGGATGCTGGAACTTCAGCAGGAAGCGGAGACGGCGGCGGTCGACCTGGCGATGGAGCGAATGGGCAGTCCGGAACTGAAGCAGAAACTGCTGGCGGCGGCGAAGGATCGAATGGACGCGGAGATCGAAAGGGCCCTGACTGGGTTGAGGTCTGTTGGAGATATGCCGGCATCCTAGGGTTGTCGGCAAGGGGACGGACGCTTCGCGAACTGACGTGGGCGGTCGAAGCTCGAATCAAGTCCGAGCGGAGTCGGTTGGTGTCGCTTGCCCAACTGGTTGTCCGGTCATTTACGGATAGTTTCGAAAACTGGGAACTCGAGCATTTCATCGAGACCGGGACGCTTGGTTCGGATGCCCCCCAAAAACTCCCGCCAAATCCGCTCGTCGATCGGTACGTCCAGGCGATCATCGACAACGGCGGAAAGTTCCTGATGCCGGAGGAGGTTTTCGGTCATGGCGGACCCGAATGATATTCGCGCGGGCGGGGCGTACGTCGAAATCTATACCCGCGACAATTCGGCGGACGGTCTCGCCAGGTCGACCGAGACGCTTCGCAACGCGGCTCAGGCGGCCGAGTCGCTGAGCAATGTCGCGGCGCCAGTTGCTGAGTACACGACCTACGCTCTCCTCTTGAAGACGATCCACGGGTATTGGGTGCAGATCGTCGCACTCGGAGCGCGGGCGCTGGCTGGGGCCAGCGCTGCCGTTCCTTACGTCGCTGCGATTGCCGCCGCGGTCGCCACGGTCTACGTCGGCGTCAAGGCGGTGGGGCTCGCGTGGGACGTCGTTACTGGGGCCATTCGCGCGGCGGTCAACCTGACCACGGCCATGGTCACTGGTACCGCCCGGCTCGCGGCCAATATCACGACGGCCGTCGGCCGAGGAATTGTCGCCGGCGCCGAAGCCGGCTGGAACGTATTCGTCGCCATGGGGCGCGCGGCAATCGCCACGGTCGCCGGCGGGGCGTCGATCGCCGCACGCGTGGGCAGTGCGATCGCGTCGATCACCGACGCCACCCTCCAGGCGGCACGCCGCACGTACGAGCAAGTGAGCGCCTTCACGCAGGCGGTGCTTGACCGAGTCGAGTATGTCGGTTCGCGAATGGTCTCGATCGGCCGTTCGATCACTGCCCCCCTCACGGACGCCGCGAACAAATTCGGCGACGCCGGGGAGGCGGCGGAGAAACTTGCCTCGCGCGCTGGGATCTCCACGCGTTCGATGATGGAGCTCGGCTACGCGGCGCGGCAGGCAGGAAGTTCCGCGGGGGATGTCGCGGACGCGATTAAAGAGGCCAACGACTCGGTAACGGCCGCCAACAAGTCGGCCGGCGAGCACCGGGAAATGCTCAACAAACTCGGCATTTCCATGGCGTCGATCTTCTACCTGAATCCGGAGGAGCGATTCTTGAAGATCGGGCACGCGATTTCGGAGTTGGCCTCCGAGGAGGATCGGGCAGCGGCGGCTTCGGTTCTGTTTGGCACTTCGAGCGAGTCACTGCTCAAGATGTTCGCCGCCGGGCCGGCTGGCTTACGGCAGACGCGGCAAGAAGCCGAGCGGCTGGGATTGGTGCTCGACGGTCCAGCGGCTAAAGCCGGAAAAGCGTTGGCCGAGTCGTACGCGAAGATCCGCGACGCTTCCCTCGGGCTCGCGATCCAGATCGGGGCCGCGGTCGCCCCCCGTATCGCTCAATGGAATGACCTGGTCGTCGCGGCGCTGACGGCGGCCACGAACTGGGTCAAGGCAAATCAACCCGTGGTGACGATGCTGTTCCGGGTCGCCGACGCGGCAGTCTCGGCGGGTACGGCCATGGTGACACTTTCCTCGGGAATCATTCCGGCGATTCCCAAACTACTCACGCTGGCGGCGGCGGCGTTCGCGGCGTCCAGTGCCTGGGAGCGGTTTGGCCCGGCAGTCATGCGAGCGATCCAGCCCGCGATCGACACGCTGCGGTTCCTGTGGGACGAAACCAAGCGAGTCGTCGATGGGATCGAGAACGCGATTCGTGCAGGCGACATCGAGTTCGCGGTTCAAATCGCGTGGGAAGGCGCTCGGTTGGCGTGGATGCGCGGCTTGCTCTCGATCGCCGAACTCATGCCCGACTGGATGGCCGGGATTCTGGAGGCCCTCGCGGTCGGAGAGTGGGGATCCGCGATCGATCAAATCGTCCTGACGGTGCAGATCGGGTTTTCGCACCTCGAGGACATCTTCGACGTTACGTGGGAGTGGATCAAGGCGACGACCGACAAGGGCATCACGTATTTGCGGCAAGGCTGGAACTCGGTCGTCTCGGACGTCATCAACCAAATTCGCAAGCTTCAGAGCTTGATGACTTCGGTCGCCGCGTACGATCCGACCGGCGCCGCTTCGAAGGTAGCGGAAGAGGTCAATGTCGCACTGAATAAAGCGATCTCGGGGGAGCTGTTCACGGACTCGCTCAACGCCGCGGAATCCGCTGCGCGGAGGGCGGTGCAGATCGCGGCCGATTACGCCGAGAAGATTCGCGCCGGTACCGCCACCGACGAAGACAAGGCGAAAGTCGACGCGGCGACGCAGGAAAAGGAAAAGGCGTTCGAGCGGCTGTCAGACCGCGAGCGAGTGCTCGCCGAGCGGAATGCGAAACTCGAACAGGAACGAGTTGCTCGCCAGGAGGCCCGCGACGAAGAGACTGCTCGCCGTCGTCAACGCCGCGCCATGGAAGAGGGCGAGCTCTACGATCGCCGGGAGCGCGAGCGAGGCCGGTTGGGCGTCTCTGATCGCAAAACGTCGCTCGAGCAGAAGCTTGCCGATTCGCTCGCGGCGGCCGCGGACGCTCGAATCCAAGCCGAAGGCTGGTTTGCCGACAACATCGAAGGACCAAAGAAGCTCCAAGCGATCGGCGGCGCCGGCGCGGCGAAAGAGTTTCAGCAGATGCTATTCGGCTCGTTCTCCGCCGAAGCGGTGCGCGGAATGGGGATTAGCGACGGCAAAGACCGCACCGCCGAGCTGCTCGACGTTCAAAAGCAGATCAAGACGGTCCAGGACAGCTTGCTCACCGTGAATAACGCCATGGCGGCAAACATCGCCCGGCTCGTTGCTTCCGGGTTTGGGCCGTAAGCGAAAGGCGTAAGGCATGTCGATTCAGTGGTGGGAAAAGCCGGAGTCTCGCAGAAGCCAGAGCCACACGCCGGGTATTACGCTGGTTTACGGCCTTAGCGGCGAGTCGAACCCGGCAAACGCTCGCGTTACTGCGCAAGGACTGCTGCCGCTTCAGGTCGCGACGACCATGGGGATCATGCAGCGCGGCAATGTCACGCTCGGCCCTGTCGGTTGGAATCTGTGGCACGTTGAAGCGTTCTATGGACCGCCAAGCTTGAGCCCTTCAGGAGGCCCCAACCTCCAGCCGGGGCAGTGGACTTGGAATTTCAACACCTCGGGGGGCAGTCGGCATATCGAGAATGTTGGGCAGGTCGTCAATGGCGCGATCGTTTCGAGCTACAAGTCGCCCACTTCATCCGCGGCCGCGGTACCCGATTCGAACGGTACGATCGGCTGGAACTTCGCCGAGAAGCGAATCGAAGGCGTCGACATTCGCGCCAAGTCCTTGCAGTTCCAAGTGCAGTTCATGCACCCCCAAGGGCAGGTCACGCCGGCATTTGCCAAGCATCTGCGAAATTGCACAGCCTGCGTGAACGACGATCCTTTCATGGGTTTCGATCCTGGCGAGGTACTGCTGCTCGGGGCCCAGGGTAGCGACGGCAGCAGCGCTGACGCGGTCGTGTCGTATCACTTCGACGCGAGCGAAAACGTCTCGGATCTCACGGTCGGCGACATCGTTGGGATCGTGAAGAAGGGACACGATTACCTGTGGGTGGTCTACAAGGCCGGCAAGAACCAAGATCGGCCGGTGATCATTCCTGAATTCGTCTACGTGGCCCGCGTGTACGAGCGGATTCCATTCAAAACTCGCCTCGGGTTCGGATAATGACCATCGACCGACCGCAACCCGGAACGTCCCTCAGCCGAAACCCATTCCGGTCGGCGCGCACCGTTGGGCGTGTCCTCCAGGCGACTGAGTTTGTCGAGCGCATGCAGACCGACACTCGGGCGAAACGCGCGGTCATCGGCTCGCGCGGCGAAGTGACGGTCCACAACACTTCGGGTGGCGATCTCGATTCTGGCGAAGGACTCCAGATCACCGACAGTTCGTTCGCGACACTCGACCCGCTCAATCTGTGGGTCGAGGGCGATCTTCGAAACGGACCTGGTCCCTGCGGTATCTTGCTGGCGCCGATCCAAGACGACGACTACGGTCCGATGTTGCTCGCGGGCGTCTGTATCGCTCGCGTCGACATCATCAACGCCAACCATACTCACGCATGGTTCAAGACTGGTCAGGCTGAACTCCGCAGCGGCTTCGCCGGGCCGGCGGAGATTCTCTACAAGCCAAGCGGGACCGGGATCAAAGAGTGCTTGGTGCTCCTCGGAGTGAACCCCCAAGTCACCCGCAAGGCCAAACTCGACGCCGACTTAACTGCCGGCAGTTCGGCCGCGGCGTCGTTCTATGTGAACGGTCTCGATCGTGGATCGGAAACGGTGTACTTCAATTGGATGGAGGCCGGCTCAACGTCAATACCTTTGGAGACCGAGATTCTCGCGCAATGGTATGACGATGAAGAAAAATGGGTCTTCGTTCAACAGGAGTGCGCCGGATGAGAGGCCTCGGCTGCAACTGTTGCAAATGCCCCGACTGTTGCAAAGGCGTGGCGTTTGAGTGGGACGTCACCATCAACATGGTCGATCGGCCAAAGAACGAGACCGGTCTGCCGACCGGCAACAACTGCAATATCTGCGCGACGGAATTGTCTGGCGTGTTTTCCTTGTCTGATCGTGGCGGTGCTTTTGGTCGGGGCGGGCCGTGCTCGCGGCGGTACCACACAAACTGGGGCGGCGTGCCGTTCTATTGTCCCGATGACACATATTGCTATGGCACGGGAAGCCCGCTGCCTGGTGGGGTAAAAGATCCGACCAACGACTCTGGCACCATCTGGGACCCGTGGGGAACAACAACAACGGCGGATGCGTGTACCCAAGTCGTTTCGCAAACCGTCGAGGCTTCGGTCTACTGTTCAAGCGACACCGAATACACCGTCGAGGTCGCCGTCACGATCGTTTTCTGGCTTCAGATGGAAGATCAAACATTCCATTCGCACCTGACAAATTGTGCCGTCGAAACGCATGAGGAGACAGAAGTCCTCGGAGGTTTGGTTGGCTTCGTGAACACGTTCTTCTGGCGCCGGACGATCGCCATCGACGACTTGGACTGCGACAGCTTGGCCGACTTCGAGGTCCCCTACGACTCGAAGACCTGCCGCTGCCTCGACGACTATCCGGCCGACCCGGAGTATTACATTTGCGACCCGGAGATCGGGCCGGGTCCCGTGTACTTGAATTCCGTATGAGTCACTGCGTGTTCGACGGGTTGACGTGCATCTACTGCGGCTGGAAGGCTCGCGTCGCCGGTACGAAGCGCGTCTGCCCAAAGCTGGTCGGTAAGCCAGGCACCTTCGAAGCTCAAGTGAGCCGCTACGCATCGGAGCTTGGGGCGTGGATCGCAGCCGGCTCTCCCAAGCGAACCGACGGCCAGGTCGACGAGCTGCATGTGATTTGCAGTTCAAACGACTGCGGCAAGTTTGAGGATGGGCGCTGTGGCGCCTGCGGGTGCGCGATCAACAAAAGCCGATTCGGTTGGGCAAACAAACTCCGCATGGCGACAACGCGTTGCCCCCTCCCGGTCCCGCGTTGGGTCGAGTCGGCCGGGCCCGTGCCTGAAGGCATGCGAGTTGGTCTGATCCTGCCCAACCTGCTGTCGGGCGGCGTGGAACGCTGGGCGGTGACGCTCGCGAAGTATCTCGCGTCGGGCGAGCTCGGGGCGCGAGTCTCGGCGCTCGCGTTCGTTGGGCGCGAAAGCCAAGCGGTCGAGTCGCTGGCGAGCGAGTTCTCGCAATATGCCCCCATCGTCGCCAGCTTCGAGGCCCCGTGGGCGTACCGCGTTCCGTCGCCGGCCGAGACGATTCGAGCTGTGGCGCTCGGCTCTGACATCCTGGCCGTGTGGGCCGTCACTGGCGAGCTGCTGCGGGCGGTGCGCGCGACGGGAAAGCCGATCGTAGGCGTTGCTCACTGCGCGGCCGAATGGTGGGCGAAGGACTCCTCCGAGGCGGTCGATCATTGGGTTGCCGTGGCTGATGCCGCCTTGCCGGCGATTCCCGGGGAAAAGGCGACCGTCATTCGAAACGGGATCGACCTCGATCGACTAATCCCGACGGAGTCGCTAGAGGCGACCCGGGACGCGGCGGGCATTCCCCGGGGCTGCAAGGTCGCCGTGTCGATCGGGAGGTTCGCGCGCGAGAAACGGCTCGACCTGGCGTGCCAAGCACTGGAGCACCTGCCAGCCGACTGGCGGCTATGGCTGGTCGGCGACGGGAATCAGGAATGGACGTGCCGCGCGGCGGCCGGCGCCCACGCCGACCGCCTGATCGTGAGCCCCGCGCGGCAGGACATTGGCAACGTCCTCGCGGCCGCGGACGTGGCCGTCCTGACGTCGGCCGCGGAAGGGTACGGGTTGGCACCGGTCGAGGCGATCGCAGCCGGCATCCCGCTTGCGGCGACTCGCGTGGGGGTTCTGCGCGAGTTTCCGAGTTACGCGGCCGAATGGATCCCACTGGAATGCCAGCCGGCCGAAGTTGCCAACGCTGTTCTCTCAGCGTCTCTGCGGCATCGGGAAACGCTCAGCGCTCTGGCTGATTTCGCGCGGATGGAGCACTCGGGCGCGGCGATGGCATGCCGTTGGACGCAGTTTCTGATGTCGGTCATCAAGCTGCAGCAGGCCAGAAAATAGTAAGGATCGCGACTTGCGGCAGCATGTGTCTCTGGACAAAGATACGGCTGAATTGCCCATTGAGTACGGTGAAAAATGCCATCTATCGCATCGTGCCCGCACTGTTCGCAGATTTGCGAAGTCGACGAGAACACCGCCGGACGCGAGGTAATTTGTCCACGCTGTGCCAAATCATTTTCTTCGCCAATTCAGTCGCCAGACGTCCTCGATACTCGCCGCGGTTCTGTCGTGGTGTCACAAGCCGCAAGACCGGAGACACACCTCGGACCAGTGCCACAGTACGTTTCCGGCCCGATCCTTATCAATGCTGCTCCGATACCTCAGGAGCGTCTTGATGCAGGTGGTTGGTTTTTGCGGTCCTTTTCAACAACCATGGGCATCGTCGTTGCAATTGTGGCAGTGCTTGGATCAGTATCTGCGCTTGTTTGCGGAGGTTGCCTAGTGATCTCCGGTTCGATTCTTTCGGCCACGCGACCTTCAACCGCGAGGGTCGATCTGTCGTCCACCGAGATTGCCAAGAAAATCGCACTTCCGTACCTCTCAAAACATGGGATTGATGAACTCGACGACTCGACTGCGCTTGTTTCATCGCCAACGGAGATTCAGTTGGTTGGAAGTTCGAAAAATACGTCGTGGGGACAGCGGATTTGGTTCAAGGTGGATTTTGATGCCGAGGCGTATAGTCGAAGCGGGAAACTCGAATTGAAGTCGGTCTCGATCGACGGAAAGGTTGTTTACGACAAGGCGTCCGAAAGTCCTCTCAAAGGTGAGTGAATTCGCCACTGACGTCGCCGGTCACTTTCACGACCGGCGTGATTCGATGACGCTCTTGGGTGATGCTGACATGGGCGGATGCCGCTTGGCCACGATTGCCAGGAGGCACGTAATCGCCCGATCCAACTCGCGTTCGAAACCGCGGTGTTGGGCAGAGGGAGTAGACTACTCCTTTTTGACACTTTACGACGTGATTTATCGTCTTCGGCAATGGTGCAAAACGCGCGTCTTTTGCCTTGGAAACGGCATTTTCTTGGCGAAAGCGGGCGAGAGTCGAAACCGCTTAAAAGTCCGTTGCTCTACCAACTGAGCTACAGGCTCAAAGGGTTTTCAGATAAGGGGATGCGTCGCATCGCCAAATCGACTACCCTGTTCACTACTCCCCAAATTACTCCCTTCGGAGCGAGTTTGGGAAAAAGCCCTGGTCCGCTGGAACGGCTCAGGGCTCGTCATCGCGTCTTTGGTGGAGACACGACATGGCCAAGTCTACCCGCGCCGCCGCGCGCCGGAAACCCCGCGCCACGCTTTGGCTGCATTCCGGCTCGGGACAATGGGCGAAGAAGATCCGGGGGAAGGTCTACTACTTCGGCACAAACTTTGACGAAGCCCTCCGTCGGTACATGCGGGTCAGGGATGATCTCGAGGCCGGCCGACCGTTGCGGAGCTGGTCGACGGCAGACATCGACGGTCTGACGTTGATCGAGCTGTGCAATCACTTCGCCGCCCACAAGAAGCACCAGGTGGCGATCGGCGAGTTATCTCCGCGGTCGCTCGCGGATTACGTGGCGACGTGCGAACGGCTCATGTCCCACTTTGGAAAGGGAGTAGTGGTCGACCAACTACACCCCTCCGATTTGCTTGCCTACCGCCGCGTCATTGCCGAGAAGTGGGGAATCCACGCCTTGGGAAACGAGGTGGCCAGGGCTCGCGTAGTTTTGCGGTTCGCCTTTGAAGCGGGACTCATCAAGCATCCCATCCGCTTTGGCGAGTTCCGGCGCCCGAAGAAGGCCGCGATCCGGAAAGAGCGCGACGCCGCCGGCGAGCGAATGTTCGAGTCCGCTGAGCTGCGGCAGATCATCGAGGCCGCAGGGCCACACCTGAAGGCCATGATCTTCCTTGGGCTCAACTGCGGCTTTGGCAATGCCGACTGCGGAACGCTTCCCCGGTCGGCCCTCGATCTCGACACCGGCTGGATTACTTATCCGCGGCCCAAGACGGGTGTCGTTCGACGAGCAAAGCTCTGGCCAGAGACCGTCGAGGCTCTTCGGAAATCGCTCGAGCTGCGCCCGCAGGAAAGGACAACGGAGGACGAGGGGATTGTTTTCCTCACTCGTCGGCGGGCTCGCTGGCACAACGGTGCCGAAGGTTCGGCCCAATCAGCACTGTCCCTTGAGTTCCGCAAGTTGCTGCTCAAGCTGGGGCTCTATCGCAAGGGGCGTTCGTTCTACACGCTTCGGCACGTGTTTCAGACGGTCGGCGACGAGACAGGCGATGAAACTGCCGTGCGGATGATCATGGGGCATGCGGACAACTCGATGTCCGCGACGTACCGCGAGCGGTTTCCAGACGCGAGATTGACGCTGGTCGCCGAACACGTGCGGGCGTGGTTATTTCCAAAATCGCACGACTCGGAAATTACCTCCCCGACAGCAGGGCCGACGAACGTGGAGCGTGCGACAGAGGCGATTGTCGCAGCGGCCAAGGCGGGCGCAAAAGAGTAGGGGCCAGCCAAATCGGACTCGAACGCAGATTATCGAGTTGCGCCAAGTTTACGCGGTCGCCTTGATCTTTCGTCGCGAACGAAGCTGCTCCTGAATTCTCGCCCAGTCGCACTCGCCGGAAATCCGAAAGCTGCAAAAAAGCTCATCGCAAACGTAGTTTTTTGCGCACCGTTTGGAGCGAAGCACTCCACGAACGAGGGTTTCGACAATGCGGGCAGTGACCAAGTCGATCGGCCAGTGGCCGTCGATTTTGACAACCTCCGAACGACTTTCGAGGAGCGAAAAGGCTTTGCGAACCGCCGTTAGCAACTCGACCTTTTCGAATTCGTTCGGGATCTCTCCGCGACCCGATGACACGCGTGAAACGCCCACGCGAGGGTCGACGTCGATCAAAAATACAACGTCCGGAACAGGGGCGAATTCAAGCATCTGCTGGAGCACAACCTCTGGGTTTCCACCTCGAGCGCCTTGGTACGCGACCGTCGAGTAGAAATAGCGATCCAGGACGACAATTTTGCCGGCGTTCAACGCGGGGCCGATCACTTCCGCGACGTGTTGACGCCGATCCTGCGAAAACGCCTCAAGTTCTTCCGCTAGTGGAAGTCTTCCGGTCGTTGCGGACGCGCGCACTTTTTGCCCCCAGGGGCCGTCTGTAGGTTCTTTGGACTGAACCACATCCTCCCCAGACGCTCGAAGAGCAGCAACGAGCCAGTCCACTTGCGTGGTTTTGCCAGCTCCGTCGATTCCCTCGAAGACGATGAAGATTCCCGGTGCGCTCATGGCGGCGATGGTAGCGAGTGTTAACGTCACGGGCAACGGCGAAGACAAAACGCGACTTATAAATGGATTCCGATCTAAAATCCCGGGCCCCCTCCCTGAGGCCCGGTTTGCTCCTCGCCCACCCTTCCTATCGCGTTGCGGCCTCAAAAGCGGGCACGGATTTCCGAGATTTCTTCGGAACGACCGCAAATAGCCCGAACGCTCGCAGGTGATCCTCTGATTGCTCGGCCGCGATCCGAAGGACGTCCTTGGCCAGCCGCAGGTCCTCGGCCGAGTCGGTCAGCACAGGGCCGAGCAAATCCACAGGCCTGGTCAGGTCCAACGGGTCGTAGGCGCCAATCCGAAACACCGGCACTTCGAGCTCGCGCACCGATCGCGCCGAGTCGAGGTAGAACATCCGCCTGGCTCTTAGGTCCAAGTCGTAGCCCGACGCGAGAAACCGACCGCGGCGGAGCCAGGGGTTGAGCCAGATCGTGATCGGGTCGAGCGGGTCCTCCTCGAGATCGCGAACCGACTCAATCGCCAGGCGCCGACGCCTCAGGCGCGTCCGGGCTCCAATCCGATTGTCGGTCGGGTAACTGAACGAGAGCACGGTCCCAGCAGAATACGGGGCCATCGTGAGCCTCCCAGAACGGGAGCTTCCCTGCCAACGCAGCACGTCCTGCTGCCGGATGACGGACCGGCGGGCCGGGTTCCACCGCCTACGCGGCTTGGGTGACGGCGGCGGATTGTAGTGTACGGAATGGCAGTGTCAAGCTGCATCGCAAGTCGATTCTTGGCAGCCTAAAGGGCCATGCTTTGAAACTGCCTCGCTGACGCCTAGGGCTCAGAGTCTAAAATCGCGTCCCAATAGTCGTGTTCGTGCACGATAAGAATTGGCGTCCCCTTCCTGCGAAGCGTCACCGCCTGTTCGACCTTTCTTCCGTAGCAGCAATAGGTCCAGCATGGATTTCCGTCGGCACCGATCACCAGATAGTTGACCGCTTTCGTGACAGTCTTCGAAAAACGTCCGCCTCGCGACGCTACTTGCGCGGCAAGTTGATCTCGTGAAACGCGTTCCGATTTCCCGGTAAAACAAAACGTACGATCCTCGAAGACAATTTCGGGGCAGACGGCGCAGACTCCGCCAACCAGTGAATCTTCTTGATCATCTGATGGCAGTTCAATCGTTTTGCTATTGCCAGGGAGATCTGTGAAATCCTGAAAGAATGCCATCATTTGCGCATGTTCTTTCTGGTCAATCTTCCCGTCCCGAAGAACTGTCATGAGCAGTGACTCAAATTCGTCGTACGGCCAAAGTGTACGTAAGTGCTGGTGCTGATCGATCCAAGCTTGAAGCCCGACGAGCTCCTTTTCATTCAATTCGCCATCTGCCGTGATACCGCCGCAGATCGCTTGAAGTCGCTGCATGTCAGACGTCACATCATCGAAGAATCTGTTTGGGCTCGTGTATTTTCCACAGAGCCACAGAATATCTGCCTTTTCTTCTTCGTCGATTGCTCCGTCCTGAATAATGTCCAATACCTTGTCAACTACCTCGTTGAAAGGATGGACGTTAGCGTACACGCGGTACTCGTCCATCCATTGGCTAATTGCGCCTACCTCAATGTCGTTCACCTTGCCATCCATCGCAACACCTCGAAGCAAGCCTTCGAGCGTATGAATAGCACGGTCAAGTCGAGATCGACTTGTGAATTTCAGGTATTTCTTATTGTCTGAGTTTAGCATTTGAACCCGCCATCGAAGATTCGCGTATCGGAGTTGTGTCCAGAGGCTGCCTTGACGGCGGCGACATCACTTCTTCGGCTTCGACCGCGTGTGCGGCTGGACGTAGGTGCCGTCCTTACGGTAGTAGCCCTTCACGTGCACCTCGGTCCCCGGCGTCTTTTTGTTTGACGACGTCGATGGTCTCGGCGCGTAGGCGATCGCAGGCGTTTCCCGCTTCGTTGAAGGCTTGATTTCGGGGGCGGAACTCAGCGTCGAGGCAAGCGGTTCCTTGTCTTCCACTTGGCTAAGCAGCCACTTTGCCAAGTAGCGGCGATCGTCGTCGCTCAGGTTGTCCATCAGGATCGAGGCGGTCGAGCCGTCGTCCTTAACGACCTTCACGCCAAGGTTTGCCAAGCGGGCGACAGTCTTCTCTCCGGACTCGCGGTCAGTCCAAACGTGGTTTGGCTCCACCGCGAACGCAGGCGCGCACAACGAGACAGCCACCAGTAGAAGCAGGGGCAGACGCATGATAGGGCTCCAAAAGTCAGGTTACTTCGATCGTTTCGAAACCTTGTTTTTGGGCAGTTTTGGCGGCGACGATGTTTTCTCGCGACGCGTCGCCTCGTCGCCAATCTCGGCCGTGATCTCTTGGGCAGTCCGCGGCTTCGCCTTCGGCTTCGCTGGTGGCGCGTCTCCAAGCTCCGCGCGCCGCAGCTCCGCCATCTTCGCGTTGATCTCCACCTCGCTGGCGCCCGCCGGCAACGCGGCGCTTGCCCGCTCGCGTAGCTTGGCGGCCTCGAACTCGACGAGGGCAATTCGAAACTCATCTTCATCGGGACGGAGCTTCTGACCGCGGCGGGCCGGAAGAAGCATGCCCTTCTCGATCAGAGATTGTTCGAACTCCTCTCGTTTGTCGCGGGGAATTGCCCGCAAGGCGGTCATGAATCGACCGTGATGCATTTCGCAGAGCCCTCGTCGTCGCGACGGCTTGGGTTCGTCGCAAAGAATGCATTTTCCGGCTCGATCGCGTTCTGTCGCCAACTGCTCTGGAGTCATGTTCTGAAGTTTTTCCGAAATTGTTCCGCAACGCAAGGCTATTCACAACAAATACTTGCGTCGCGACAATGCGAGGACAACGGAACAACGGAAGAACAATGCGATTGACACGGGAGAACGACGCGATAACATCTCGGCACGTGACCGCAAGGATTGCTGAATCGGATTCGGTCGCGGGATTTGTTCGCATCGGACGTGGGACGGACCTGCAACTCAAGTGAGGAGGCACCGTCCGATGCTTGCACAGATGTCGAGGTTCTTATCCATGTCGAGCATTACCGCGAAACCGTCTGTTCGCGAGAAGGTTCGAAGCCGAGTGATTGCCGGTGAGTGTCTCATCGACGGATGCGCGAAGTGCGGAGAGCGTCGCAGAGGACTTTGCGATAGCCACTACACGGCATTCCTCCGGGAACTCAATTCTCGACCGCGAGCTGAGCGGGCGGATTTTGAGGCGCAGGCGATTCGAGAAGGCCTGATCCTCGCCGTTGGTGAGACCAAAGAGATTAAATCCCCGTCCCCCTTCGCGAACGTCGGGTGACGCGTGGCAAAGCAATTTCACACACCGTCGGAGATTGCCGATCGCTGGGCGTGCAGCGTGTCGGTAGTGCTCGACCACATACGCCGCGGCCGCCTTCCGGCGTTGAACGTTGGTGGTGGCAAGCGAGCTATGTACAGGATCAAGACGGCCGACTTGGAAGCGTTTGAACGCGAGCGATCGGCAACGCGATCGGAACCGATTCGCCTTCCACGTCGACGTCGACTGCCGTTCGTCGAACCAACGTTCGTGTAACTGCCCACCGCAGTCGTCCGGTCCGCCACTGCCCCGGCGGCCGGACGCTGCGGCCCCCAATACCCACAACACCGATCGGCTCGTTGCCGCTCGGGCGACCTCCGCGCGGTCCTTTCGCGGAGGCACGTACACGGAGGATCGCGGTGGAAGCGACGCGGTTTCAAGTCGGCGATCGGCTCTACGACATCAAGAACGATGCGTGGGCGCGTGTCGTCGACGCATCCGAGGATCAGGTTCGAATCCAATTCGATTATTGCTTCGCGGCATGGATGCCGCGTGTTACCGCGGAAAAACGTTTCCGCACAGAGAAAAAGTGCGCGAGCAAAATCTTCGAGCCGCAACCCGGCAAGATGATTGCGCTTCCCGACGGGTATCAGATATTGCAAGTTAAAACGTCGCGGTATGTGTGGGATCTGGGCCAAGAGATCAGCGCGAAGCCGTTTTGGGAGACGAGTTCCGCTTGCTTCGGTGCTTTCAGTTCGTCGACGCCTTTCGGAGTAGTAGATCTGGAGCACGGCAAGATCGTGCGGGGATGGATCGTTGGCGAATGGTATGAGGCGTCGCTTAAGACCGTGTCGCTCACCTACGACATCGACCTGCTAGGCCGCTACGCCTCGCACGTGTGCCGCCTACGCGAGTACTGGTCAGAAAGCCTTTACGCACAGAACTTTCTTGCCGCCTCGTTCTTCAACGAGGCTAACGACGCATCAGCTTGGCTTCGACTTGTCGAGGACGCGACAACGCATTTCCTGGAACCGCCGCGGGTGACGCTATGCCAATAGTGTGGTTCTGGGCTGTGTGTGGACTGATCGGCGGACTGCTGATTTCTTGGCTTGAATGGAGGCTAATTCGATGAGACGCGACGATCGATGGTGGATTCTTGGCGGCATCATGGCTGGCTTGGTGCTGTGCCACATGGTATGGACGCGAGCCCTGCGCGGCGACGAACTGGACTCGCTCAGCGATCGCCAGGTACAGCTTCACACCGAGGCCCAGCGGCACCGCGTGGCCCACGGCCGCGAGCCGCAAAAACTCGACGCGGAGCTGTGCGGCGTGGCCCAGCGATGGGCGGAGACGATGGCCTCGCGCAACTCGATGTATCACGGTGGCGGCGAGCAGATCATCGCCTATGGCACTCGCTCGGCTCCCGCCACAGTGGCCATGTGGATCGGCTCCGCGCCACACAACGCGTGGCTCTTGTCGAGCTGCACGCAAGCGGGCTGGGGAGCGGCGCAGTCGCGCTCGGGCACGTGGTTTTGGGCGGGGGCGTTTCGCGGTGGAAGCCCGGCCAGTGGTGGCGGGACGTATACAGCAAGGCGGTTCAGGTTTTTTCGAAGGTAGCTACACGTTCGCCGTCCAGCTTGAGGCGTCCCGTCGTGCCGTACGGCAGCGTCTGGAGCCGATCGCTGGAGTCTGGATCGTCAGGGCCGAGCGTTCCGAGGGGCGCGCGGTACAGCGATCTGGTAGGCACCAAAACGGCTCCACATACCCGGCTCTGTGTGGGGCACCGGTTCACTTATCACCAAGGAATCCCATGGCCACCTATAAAAAAGCGTCCTACGAAGAGCGAGCGCTACTCGATCATGCGTTCGAGAAGTACCACGATCGCCTAAAGGTATACGGCGTGACAGTGGACCTGATCGTTGCCTTCGCTCCGCGTACGGAGGAGGGCAAGATCCGAGGCGTGGCGATTATGGCCGGGGGCTATCCGGCCCTTGCCCAAGTCAAGATCACTCCGCTCAAGCAACGGGTGCAGGGAATCGCCGACGCGACGATCACGTTGGATGGCGATCGGTGGGGCGACCACGAGCGTGAGCAGCAGATCGCCATTCTCGACCACGAACTGTGCCACCTCGAGACGATCGAGGACGAGGAGGCGGTCGCGCTGGTCGAAGCGATCAAGTCGGATGACGAGAAATCTCCGCCGCCGGACCGGACCAAAGAGGCACCGCGGCCGATCAAGCTCGACGACATCGGGCGCCCGAAGCTTCGAATTCGCAAGCACGATCATCAGTTCGGCTGGTTCGACGACGTCGTCCGAAGACACGGTCGCAGCTCGATCGAATGGAGCCAGTTCGACGCGTTCAAATCGAACGCGCTCAAGCAGACCTGGTTGCCGGGCCTCGGCCCAGACGACGCGATCGACCAGGACGTTGCTGCCGCGGCGAGCGATCCCAACTCGCATGGAGTTGACCCGGAGCCGGAGGAGGCGATCGAAGATTTCGCAAAGCGGATGGAAGCGAGCGGACTGAGAGAAACGAAACGCGACATCCGCCTTCATCGATCCGCCGTAGACCGTGAGCAGCTCGCCGAGCTGCAGAACAAATCGAAGAAGGCACTCGACCGAATGGGCGTCGTCGCCAAGGCGCCGGGCGTGACCAAAACGCGAAGGAGGAAGGCGGCGGCGACGGGATAAGGATTGACGCGAATCGGCGTGGCGAGGCCCGGCGTGGCGAGGCATGGAACGGCCTGGCGTGGCGAGGCACGGCAAGGCAAGGGAACTGAGTTCAAACAGAAAGAAACCGATGCAAGTTGAATTTGTACTGACTGGAACGCGTCCGCTCCTAATGCACCGCGACAGCGTTGACGAGGCGGATCGGCTGATGAATTGGCAGCGTGATCCGAATAACAAGGGCAAGTCCGTACCTGGTGATGATCGCTCGCCAGCGTGGACCTGGCAGACCTATCTGTATCACGACGGAAAGAACGTCGCGATGGAATGGATGAATATCATGGGCGCAATCCGTGCCGCAGCAACGCAAATGATCTGGAGGAAGCAGAAGACATTTAAGGAAGTTAGCCAGTCTGGAATGACAATCGTCGAAGATTTTTGCGACTTCTTTGTTCAAGGAAAGCAAATCTCGATGGACTCGATCGTGCCGCTCAGGGAACTGGACTTCTCCGAGCAATCCAACGCGGTTCGCGATCTCGGCTTTCAACTATTTGTCAAGCGCGCTCGAGTTGGAACGTCGAAACGTGTCCGCGTCCGCCCGCGATTTGATTCGTGGAAGATTCGCGGCACGCTTGACGTATCTGCAGAAGAACTCACGAAGCCAGTCTTAGCGCAAATGCTGACAATCGCTGGAAAAAAGGGGATAGGTGATTGGCGACCGAGTTCGCCGTCGCCAGGTGCGTTTGGGCAGTTCGACGCGAAGATCGTGTAGCAGACCTTACACGGAAAGGCTTGGCGCGGCCAGGCAAGGCCAGGCAAGGCTTGGCGCGGCATGGCAAGGCAAGGGAACTGAGTTCAACGGGAGCATGAAACATGGGGCGAATTAGCACAAAGCAGCCGGATCAAGTGACGCGAGAAGTGTTGTCCCAGTGGGAGTCACGCTGGCCAGCACTGAAGGCGTTGAATGACGCGACACTCTGCATGAAACGCGGCGAAGCGATCGAAGTTGAGAAGTGTCATCGCATTTGCGGCGACAAGGAGCAATTCAAGAAGGTCGCGTCGAAATGGAAGCAGGGCATTCTCGGAGTGCTGGGCATCATGGTGCGGTTTCGGCCAAAGCCGCTTCCGGCCTATGAGTTTGTCAGCGTGGACTATCACCTGGGCAAGCATCACGACCGCACGTTAGCGCGGGCCGAGAAGATGCACCGATCCGAGTCGCTGAAGCTCGCCATGATGCACGACGACGACCTGGCGACGGACCACCAAAAGCGTCTGAGACTGTTCCAGCGCAATCAGCACTCCGACGCGGCGGGAAAGATCAACTCGCTGCGGGATTACAACCGGATCGCAATCGAGCGGCCCGAGACGATGCCAAAAATTGGATGAGGAGTGGCTAGGCTCGGCTCGGCTCGGCCTGGCAAGGCAAGGCTCGGCCCGGCACGGCACGGCATGGCAAGGGAACTGAGTTCACGTGCGGATTGTGAGATTTTGAAATACCTAAGCCGGGTCACGACAGGCCCCTGGGGAGCGTCAGGCGCATCACATGTTTTCGAGCGACCCGCGCAAGCGATAGCTCGACGTCAGCCCAGTCAAGTCGAGACGGTACTGCCCAGGAGAGAGTGCCAGGGCGCTAGGTTGGGTCGTGAGAGGTTCACACGTCGGGCTTCGGCCTGACGGCGAAGGTTCGAGTCCTTCCCCGGCCACTTGGCCGCCATCCGTTGGACTGTAGCGGCGCGGATAAGAGCAGCAGCCGGGGTGTAGCAGCCCCAATGAATCCATCCGCGCGAAGATGGCGGCCTCAAATCAGGAGTCTTGTATGGGCAGCGGAGTGCCAAATTTAACCCCTTGCCCACGTTGCAAGGACGGTCGTGGATACGAGCACGAAAGCCAGTTCTGCACGTGCCTCGATTGCGGCTTCATCTGGGAGGACGGGCATGCTCAGCGCGCGAATGATCGTCCAAGAAAACCGGTCCAGGCTCGTCCTGCACAAGCGAAGCCGCGAGCGACTGCGGACGGTCCAAAAGGACCTCGCCGAGTTCTCGCGCCTCGCGGGCGAATCGGTGGAAGGGGACGCCGCACGTGAGGCGGCCGAGTGGCTCGACGCGTTCCTAGTGCGATGCCACACGACTGCGCGCGAAGTCAGTAAGTCGAGCAGCGTGTCTAAGAAGGATCGGCAGCTTCCGGTGGGAGACAGGTGAGCAAATGATTCGAGATCTGATATCGAAAGTCGGAGACATGCTGTTCGGCCCGAATATTGAGCCGCGTTGGTATGTGTCCCGGCTTAGCGAGCGAGACGCATTGCCCGCACAAATTATCGTCGCCAGCGAGCGGCAGTCCCCGCTCCCCGAGTTCTTTCACGGAATCGCCTCGCGCGGCGCAAACTTCGTCGCATTCAATGTCGCGTGGAACATGTGGGGAGCATTCTCCGCCGACGGTGAACTTATTGGTGTTGTCCTGTTCACCGAAGTCGCCGGTGCAAAGAACATTGACTTGGTCGACCTGGTTGTCCTCCCAGCGTGGCGTGGATTGGGAGTTGGTTCGGCGCTTCTAGCGAAAGCCCTGGAACGAGCAGAAGAAACTGATCGCTTCGTGACCGGCATGTTCCGGTCTCGCGACTTCACAGGGCTCCGATGGCTGAAGAATCGAGGCTTCACAGTCATGCGGTGCGGCGATCGCCCGCTGATCGTCGACGACTTGTTCGGGCCGGGAGTCGATGGGTACGGGATGGCTCACACCAACGGGATGGTTCACGCCAGCGATTGCATCGTTGCGAGGATTGCCGAATGAGCAATGGTAACCCTCTCGAACCGTGGTCCCAATTTCCTTCAGGCGCCGTCGTGAGCGTTCGATGCGACCGGTGGATAGGCCAGAAGGGTGTCGTTGTCGAGAAGCTCGACGACGAGATCACTGGGTATGCCCGCTACGGCGTGCGACTTGAGGACCCCATTGGATCAGACCGGTTCGTAGTGACGGATTTTTCGCGGTGCCAACTGAAGCGAGTCCGCGTTGGAAATGGACCGCGACGCAGGGCCAAGCGAGTAAGGATTGCCCAGTGATCGCCAATCACCACGCGCTAAACCTGATGATCGCCTGGCAGTGCTGCGGATTCAGTAGTCGCTACGACCTGAGTATTCCGCGGCGAATCGGCGACAGGGTTTACGCCACTGACGCAATGCGGGCCGTGGAGATCGAGGCGACGCAGTGTGCCGAGATTATGGTGTCGCGCCCCAAAGGCATCGGCGGAGAGTTTCCGAACGTCGCCTGGACGTTTTCGCAATACGACTTCTGCGGCGGATGGACCGGGATAACGCCGATTGCACGGCGCGACGACCTCGGATTCGCGGACGGAACTGGCGACGACACGGTGGACCGTTTCGAGGAGATCAACTACCTCACGGTGCGCGTCAATCGCGAGCTGATTTGGATGTTCACCGTGATTCCGTGCTGCGAAGCAAAGTCGGATCGCGGCGCGGTGTTGTTTCGTTGGCCGGGCGGACGGGCCGTTGTCCTTGGAATGAAAGGCTACGACGCATGAGCGACGAATTGCGAGCGGCGGCAGCCGAGCGGTATGCGAAATTCAAAGCTCGAACCGACGGCGAGATCCAAATCTGGGAGGTGATACAAGCCATCGAAGATCGAGCTGTCTTGGCCGACGCATATATCGACGACATCGCCCGCAAAGCCGCCGAGAAAGCGGATCGCGAGAAGCCGATCGACGAGGAGTGTTGCGCTCGCCTCGGGATGCTTCCTGATGGCGACGAAGAAGCAGGGGAGTTTGCCGCAACGATTTGGAACGTTGGAGAAAGTGAGATTCAACACACCGATGGGGAGCCGAGAATTCACCTGGTCGTCGCTACTGGTGATGGGTCGATTTGGCTTGAGGCGTACGGCGAAGGGAAGTCGCTCGCTCTCGTCGAGATTGCGCGAAATGCGACAGCCGCACGGTTACTCGCGATTCTCAGCGCACTCAGAGGCGGTGCCGCATGATCCTCGACGAAGAAAAGAGCGTTCCATTCCCGCCGCGTTGGCCTCCGCACCGCATCGTCTTCATGGACGACGGGTTCGCGTACCGCGGTACCGAGCAGCTCGGGCCCTGGACTCGCGAGCGTCCGACGTCGGAGACGGAGCTGTCTCCCGAGGCGTTTGAGGCGGCGTACATCGGCGACTTTTGCGTGCGGGTCGACGGCGTCATCCGCGTCGCGTCTCTGCTCGAGATGCGGGCCCACGCCGCCTGGCTCGATGCGAAGGACGTCGAGCGGTACCGGCGCGAAGGATGTTGCGGGCAACGCAAGCCGAACGGCGAATGCGGCTGCCGAGCGGTGGAGATCGAGTTGCGGGTCGAGCGGTACTCGCGCGGTATGAGCGCAATGTCGCTCGCGGCCGTCGGTTCACTCTGTCCGCTTTCTGAATGGTGGATCGCCTACGACCTCACGCGCGACGCTGGCGCCGTGAGAGAGGTTCGTCTCAGCGATTTCGTGTTGGAAGAAGAGGAGAACGGCTGATGGCAGGTGGAAATCAAAATGCGGTGGCGAATCGTCCCCAAGGGCAACAGGCGAAACAGCAACCAACCAAGCTGACGCTCGCCGAGTCGGAGGAACGGCTCGAAAAGGCAATTGTGGAGTTTGGATCGGCGAAGGGGCGGCTTGGAAGAGTCGTCGCGATCGCGAGCGCCATGCGGACGGCTCGCGACATGGTAGCGAGCCATTGGCAAGACTTTGCCACCCTGCGTAACACGAAACTGGGTTGGTTCACCGACAAGGAGTACTCCGACGAAGTGCTTCAGACCGCCCTGACGCAAGCCCTGCTCAAGGGCGCGCTCCCCGTCAACAACGAGATCGGGGTGATCAGCGGCGGAATGTATCTCCAAAAGACGTATTTCGAGCGGCAGTTTCGCGAGCGGCCGGAGATCAGCGACGTTCGCATTACGCTCGACGTCCCGGAGTATTCGAATGGGCGGGCGCTAGTCGGCGGCGAAATCTCCTGGCGTATCGACGGCAAGGAGGATCGTATCGTCTGCCGAAAATCGCAGACTGGCGACCAGCGGATCCCGGTTCGAGTCAACGCGGGCCAGTCGGATGACCAAGTCCTAGGTAAGGCGACCCGCAAGATTCTCGCGCGAGCCCTTGGTCGCATTGATGGATCCCAGCCGTGGGAGGAGTTGGCGGGCGACGAAACCGGGGGGGCGACGGTCCAGGGAACGGCCGAGACCGTGACGAAGCCGGAGGCCTCGGCGGCCGAAACGCCGAAGACCGAGCCGCAGAACCCGCCCGCGAAGCCGACGCGCGAGCAGCTTCAAGTGATGTGGCGGCAGTTCAAGGCAGATCTCTTTGCTGCGGCATCGAACGAGCAGGTCGATGCGCTAATCGAGGCTTGGAAGGGCGGAACGGTGTTCCCCGAGAAGGGGCAAGCCGAGTTCGCCAAATGCGTGCTTGCCAAGCGGAAAGAACTGGAGTGGACGCCAGCCGAGCAGGGCGACGGGGCCCCAGCCGCCGAGCAAGCCGCGCCCACTGAACAGCTCGCGGCACCGGTCGAATTGCCGGAGGGCGACTGGAACGCGTTCGTCCAGGGCATGATCGCCAGCGACGACCCGAAGGTGTTTGGCAAGGTCTATGACGCCCACTTCGGCAAGGACGCGATGTTCCGCTGGACGCCCGAGCAGGAAGCGAAAGCCGGGGCGTTCTACCAGGAGCGCGTATCGGAGTGCCGTCCGAAGTAGTTCTGGACGTCGATCATTTTCATAGGGCTCGAATCATGGCGAAGGACATCGTCTTGGCGATCGACGGAACGAATCGCGTACACCGCTTGTGGCACGTGACGCACGACGGCGAGCAATGCGTGCGGCAGTTCGTGCGCGATTTGTCGACGTTGACCGATTACTACTGTTGCCCCTCGGCGATGGTCGTTGCGTTTGACTCGCAACGGTGTTTCCGCCGCGAGATCGAGCCCACGTACAAGCTTGGCCGAGCCGCGAAGGAGCAGGGCCTAATCGAGGCGCTCCAGCGGGCGTTTGATGAGGCGGGACGAGGGTTCCCTTGTATCGCGGTCGATCAATTCGAGGCCGACGACATCCTCGCCACGGCGGCCGCGGTCGCCTGCTACGAGGGCCTGCGCTGCGTGATCGCGAGCCCCGACAAGGACCTGCGGCAGTGCCTGATCCCCGACCGCGTCACGATTCTGAAGGGGTGGAAGGGGATCGCACACAACTTCCGCCCTGAGTATCTCACGGCAGCGGCGCTCGAGGCGGAATACGGTATCGGTCCCGACCAGTGGATCGACTACCAGTGCCTGGTGGGCGACGCCACCGACGGCATTCGCGGCGCCGATGGCATCGGCGACAAGACGGCCCGCAAGTGGTTGTTCGAGGGCGGATCAATTGAGGCAATCCTCGGCAATCGATGGCTGATTCCGAAGATGACCGAAAGGCAGTGGGCGGCTCTTGGCGAGCTGGCGAAGCGACTCGACACCGTGCGGCAGCTCGTGACGCTCCGCAAGGACGCTCCGGGCGTCGCGGATCTCATTCGGCACCAAATTCATCAGGAGGTTTAGGTCGTGGAATACAGCGAAATGGTTCGAGCGCTTGCCAAGCCCGGCGACGCGATCGCTCGCGAGCTGAGCGGCGAGGATGCGCACCTGCTGCACATGGCGATCGGCGTCAGTGGGGAGGCGGGCGAGCTGCTCGACGCGGTCAAGAAGGCCACGATCTATCGCAAGCCGCTCGACGTGGACAACGTCGTCGAAGAACTCGGCGACCTCGAGTTCTACATGGAGGGAATACGTCAGAGCCTCGGACTGAGTCGCGAGGAAGTGCTCGCCGCGAACAAGGAAAAGTTGAGCACGCGATACGCCGGAATCAAGTACTCCGACCAGGCCGCGCAGGACCGCGCGGACAAACAGCAAGGGTAAGACATGGCGCCGCCCGTCGATCCGAAGTCGCTCGAAACTCAGCTCCTTGCTCGCGGGTTCAAACCCGATGAGCTTGCGGAGCCCGAGGGCATGCCCGAGCAGCTCGTGCTCTCAGCGTGTGCGACGCCGGGAATCTCCTATCCGGATCTCATGCGCGAGCCGTGGTTCGCGCGTCAGCCGAGGCGGTGCACGTTGGCGTTCGAGCGACTCAAGCGGACGGGCCGGATCGATTTTGGGCACGGGTTTGGCGAAGTCTGGATCGCGGTCGAGGCGATCGAGCAGAAGAAGGTGATGGAAGCGGCGGTCGCGGAAGCGGCCAAAAAGGCGGCGTCGATGGCGGTCGCGTTGTCGAAGCCCCCGGCGGTAAAGCAGCGGTCGCTTTTTTAGGAGATCGTTCGGTGAAGCACTTCAAGAGATACAAGCCTTACATCCGTCGCGCGAACGGACGCGAGAAAGCCGAGTCGCTACGGATCGCTTTTCGACTTGCGTTCTATCAGGAGATGGGAAGGCCGTTCTACGTGATGGTCCAGCGGGGCTGGCCGAATTTGGCGATCGCCGTTGGGAAGTCGAAGCGAGAACTGAAGCGGACTCCGATCGGGGTGCGTTTGAAAAAGATGAGTTATCGGACATGGTCGCGACACATTCAGCGATGCGCCTCAAAGAGGAATTTTAAGGTCTCGCTATGAACCGCAGCGGATACATCGAGGATCTGGCCAGTGATGACGTGCTCGCCTTCGGCCGCTGGCGTGCGCAAGTCAAGAACGCGATCCGCGGCAAACGTGGCCAGGCGTTTCTGCGAGAGCTCGCGCAGATCATGGACGCGACTCCGCCAGAACAGCGTCGACTGATCGCGAATGAGCTAATCAACGAGCGTGGCGAATGCTGCACGATCGGCCTCGTGTGCAGGTCGCGCGGCGTGGATGTGTCGCGCGTGGACATCGAGGACACGCGGGCCGTCGGTGAGGCGGTTGGGATCGCGTTCCAGCTCGTGGCCGAGATCGAATTTGAAAACGACGAGGGCGCGCTCTTCCCAAGAAATGAGACGAGTGAGGATCGCTGGGTTCGGATGCGAGCTTGGGTGGAGAGGCGGATTGCGAAGGGCGAATCGGAAGGCAGTGCGTCATGACAGACACAGGATTCGTCGAGGTCCAGCCAGACCCGAACTTCGTGCGACGCGGCGCTGAGCTGGGCTCGACGAATATTCGCGTTCTGGAGCGCAAGCGGCGTGGCGTTCTCGTGCGCGTCATCGCCTCGACCGATCCCAGTGGCCCCAAGGGCGAGTTGGAGGAGCACGCGTCGGTAACTACGGACCAGGGGAAGGCTCGCGAGCCCACGCCAGGCGAGGTACGCGACGCATTGCGGGCCCTGGGGTGGGAGCGCGGGACCTATCACATCATGCGGCATGGCGGATTGGTCGCGCACGTCTACAAGATTCGGAAAGGCGGTGCGTGATGATGACTAACTGGGGCAATCGACCTCCTGTTGCGGCGGTTCAGTCGGCTGACGGCGTGGTGAAAGTTACCTCGATTCGCGAGGGCGATTCCGGCGAGCTGTCGATTCGACTTTCGCTGGAGCCGGAAATGTGCGACGCCCCAATCGCGCGTGGCTGTGCGGTGCGGATGACGGCGGCGACGGCGCGAATCATCGCCGAGGCGCTGAAGGCGGCTGCCGAGAAAGGCGGTGGGGCGTGAGCGAGAACACAAAGATTCAATGGGCCGACCATACATTTAACCCATGGCGCGGATGTACGAAGGTCGCGCCCGGCTGCGCGAACTGTTATGCCGACGCGCAGTCGAAACGCAACCCCGCCACGCTCGGAATCTGGGGGCCGAACGGCACTCGCGTTGTCGCGTCCGAGGCGATGTGGCGCGAGCCGGTGAAGTGGGACCGGGCGGCGCGACTCGCCCGCGCGGAGCATGGCGAACGAGTTGCGGAATTGGATATGCCAGCTCCTCCGCCTGGACCGCATCGCCCCCGCGTCTTCTGCGCGAGCCTCGCGGACGTGTTTGATGATTGGCGCGGGCCGATGGTCGATGCACACCAACGCCGCCTGTACCTCGACGACTCCCTCGCGTGGACCGCGAATTCGTCAATCGACGAGTACCCGTTTTCGCTTCCTGCCGTGGCGATGGGTGACGTTCGCGCTCGCCTGTTTCGGCTGATCGACGCGGCGCCGAATCTCGACTGGCTGCTACTGACTAAACGACCGGAGAACGTGCGGCGGATGTGGCCCGCGTACCAGAACGACGGCAATGGAAATCGCGACTTCTCGCCACGAGTCGAAGGTGTGCTGCACGGTGGACTGCGGATGGAAAACGTCTGGCTCGGCACCTCGATCGCGTGCCAAGAAGACGCGGACCGCAACGTGCCCGAACTGCTCAAGTGTCGCGATCTATGCGCGAAGCTGTTTCTGTCGATCGAGCCGTTAATTGGGCCGGTCGATCTCACGCGACTCGACAACGGAGGCGGCGAGCGCTATGACGCCTTGCGCGGCGAAGTGCGGACAGTCGGAGGGAACAAGTTTCGCGCGTCAGATGCAGATCCGATCGACTGGGTCATCGTCGGCGGCGAGAGCGGGCCGAACGCGCGGCCGTGCAATATCGAGTGGGTTCGCGCGATCGTGCGGCAGTGTCGCGCTGCGGGCGTGCCAGTGTTCGTCAAACAGCTCGGCCGAAAGGTCTATGACAACGATGGCGTGGCGCGGTGCGGCTGGCCCGGTCTCACGCAATTTCAGCATCACAATGGCGATGCGGATGATGAGTGCCAAGTGATTCTGCGAGACCCCAAGGGCGGCGATCCGTTCGAGTGGCCGGAAGATGTACGAGTGCGCGAGGTGCCGGCATGAGCCAGACACTCCTCGACGACTATCTCGATCTCGAACCATCAATCCTGCGGGACTTCAACGCGTGGTTCGCGTGGTGCCTACGGCGCCATGATCCAGCGGCTCGCGAAGAGCATCGACTCCGCACGCTGGCAGCGATGGGTGACGTGATTCGAGACGCGATGGGGCAGGTCGAGCGTGATTTAGAGTGGGCGTGCATCATGGGCGGGAGGCCGAGATGAGAATTAGGAAATATCGGGAGCTTGTTATCGATTCATTCGCCGGCGGCGGCGGTGCTTCGCTGGGCATCGCGTGGGCATTGGGTCGCTCTCCTGACATCGCGATCAACCACTGTCCGGCGGCGATCGCGATGCACGAAGCGAACCACCCGAGCACGAAGCACGTTCGGGAGGACGTTTGGAAAACCGATCTGCGAAAGTTGGTCGGAGGTCGGCCTGTCGGTCTGTTGCACGCGTCGCCCGACTGCCGTCACTTCAGTCGCGCGAAGGGCGGTAAGCCGGTTTCGAAGTCAGTGCGTTCGCTCGCCTGGATTATCTGCAAGTGGGCCGAGCAGGTGCGGCCTCGCATCATCACGATGGAGAACGTCCGTGAGTTCCAAGAATGGTCGCCGATCGTCCCCCGCTGGGTTTGTGGCGACTGCGGATGGAAGGGGACGGAGGGTCAAGCGACGCTCGTCCGCACCCGCCGGAAGTGCCCCCGCTGCGAATCGCGATCGCTCCGTAAGACTGACGACATGATCCCCGATCCGGCACGCAAGGGACTGACGTTCAAGCGGTGGCTCGGTCGTCTGCGTAATCTTGGCTATGCGGTTCAGCATCGCGTGCTCGACGCGGCCGACTTCGGAGCCCCGACGCATCGCAAGCGGTTGTTCGTGGTGGCACGGCGAGACGGCCAGGCGATCCAGTGGCCGGAGCCTACTCACGGCCCGCCGGACAAGCTCAACGCTATGCCGTTGTTTGGTCGTCTGAAGCCGTACCGCACGGCGGCCGAGTGCATCGACTTTTCAATCCCGTGTCCGTCGATCTTCGATCGCAAGAAGCCACTGAAGGAAAAGACGCTGCGTCGCATCGCGGAGGGGATCAAGCGGTACGTGCTCGAAGCGGCCGAGCCGTTCATCCTGCCGACGACTCATGCTGGTGAGCGTCGTTCACATCCGACCGACGAACCGTTTCCGACGGTGACGGGAGCGAATCGAGGCGAGTTCGCGCTGGTGGCGCCGACGTTGATGCAATACTACGGCAAGAAGTCAGAAGGCGACGTTCGCACCACGTCGATGGAAGACCCGGTTCCCGTGATTCCTACGGAAAACCGGCACGCGTTGGTGTCCGCCTTCCTCGCTCGCCATAACTTTGAGCAGACCGGCCAATCGATCGATGCTCCGGCCCCGACGCTCGTGTCTCGTGGCACACAAACGCAACTCGTCGCCGCGAACCTCGTCCATATGAACCATGGCGAGAAACAGTGGAGCGATTTGCGAGAGCCGCTGCGAACGATCACAACCGGGGGTCAAGCCGCGTTGGTGTACTCGTTCATGATTCGCTACTTCGGTCAGTCGATCGGCCAGTACGTCACCGAGCCGCTGTTCACCATTACAGGAAAGGATCGCTTCGGCCTGGTGCTCGTCCACGTCGCCGGCGAGCCGTACGCGATCGTCGACATCGGCCTGCGGATGCTGAGCCCGCGCGAGCTGGCGAACGCCCAGGGCTTTCCGTCAACGTACGTCCTGACCGGCACGAAAACGTCTCAGGTCGCGAGGCTAGGGAATTCGGTGTGCCCGCAGGTTGCAGCGGCCCTCGTGCGAGAGAATCTCGCTTCTGGTGCTGCCAGCGTCCGGCCGGCCAAAACGCGCCGGCGAGCACGGAGTGCGGCCTTATGACTCAACGCGAACTGAATTTCGCCGACGCTGATCGGCGTCCGGTGCTCGTGCGTTACATCCCGTCGGATATCGCGCTTTTCGCGATGACTCCGGTCACGAAGTTGCCACGCTCGGTCCTGATGGAGTCGCGAGCGCAACGGGTCGGCGCGACGCTCGACGAAATGCGCGCGATGCGGTCGTACGACCTTGCTCGCGAACTGGCGGATGAGACAGCGATCCTGGGGTTAGGACCGCTCGACAAGACATGCCGAGTGCCTGCAACCAGGCTGAACGAGGCCACGCTGGACGCGGCCGCCAAGCGGATGGCTGCCGAGCGTGCGAAGGACTGGCAGGAGTTCTTGGCGGCGAAAAGATAGCCGCAGGAATCAAGACGGAAGCAAGGAAGTGGTATGGCCGGCGATTGGATCAAGTGGAGCAAAGGATTGGCAGCGCGGCGCGAAGTCGTGCTGCTTGCGTCCCTGCTCCAGCGGGACAGACACGAGATCGCCGGCCGTTTGATGGTGCTTTGGGAGTGGCTGGACGACAACGTCGCCGATTCGGAGATCGACGAGGTGTCCCTCGATGCGTCCCTGTTTGTCGGGGACAAGCCTTTCACTTTTTTGGATGCTCTGGTGGGCCTTCCTGGGTTCGCTGACGCGTTGGCCTCCGACGGAGTCCGCTGGTTATCAGCTCGCTCCGGCGGCCGCCTCACGTTCCCGCACTTTGGCCGGCACAACGGAACCACAGCTAAGACAAGGGCTTTGGAATCGAGGAAGAAGCAGCGACAGCGCGCCAGCAAGAAGGAGTCGTCCCGTGAAACGTCCCGACAAGAGCGGGACATTATCGGGACCAGAGAAGAGAAGAGGAGAGAAGAATATATATCACCGTCATCGTCCTCTCCTATTTCTGGGGTACCGCCTCCGTCGCAAGCCGACTCAAAGGCGACGACGACGAGGACGGGGGATTTTGCTTCGCAGGAGCCAAGACGGGGGGGGGCGTCCGCTGAAGCCGATTGGCGGAACTGCGAGATCACCTTGCGGCAGCTCGGCGTCGCCGAAGCGGCTCCAGCGTGCCAGGCGGCACGCGAGAACGGTGCGTCGCCGGGAGACGTGCTCGCGGTGGTCGAGCACTTCACGAAGGCCAAAGCCTGGAAGCTCGGGGCCCTCGCGTGGCGCGTCAAAGCGTGCGCGCCGGGCCTGAAGCCTCAAGACGGCTGGCCGCCGCGGGAGGCGAGCGCCAGGGCCGCTGCGAAGCCCGAGACGGACGAGCAGCGGGTCGAACGCGAGAACTTCGACGCAATGCAGATCGTGAGGGCTGGGCGCCGGGCGAAGAAAACCGACGACGAGATCGAGCGGGAGATTCGAGCGAAGGGGCTCGGCGCCGCTGGTGCGCGGCTTGGCTGGCGTTTGGAGAGAGTCGAGTCATGACGCGAGGAGATGCCATGAGCAAGGCGGCTGATTTACGAATGCCAGAAATTGGCGAAACGGTGCGGTTGGTTGGGAGGCTCGTCGAGATCCAAGACGTGACTCCGCCACCACCGCCGAAGGAACTCGACTACATCTTCCTCGAGACGACGGCCACCGTGCAGATTCGAGCGAATGGTCACATCATTTCAAATGAGGTGACGATGAACGATTTATATGGCTCAGCCGTGGAGTCCGCTATCAACGAGGCGAGAAAGTTCGTCAAAAAACTCGGCCCCGGTGTCGAGATCGTTGTGGTAAGGCACGATAAGCATTACCGCGCTCGCCCGAGCGGCCGCCAAGATTTCTACAACCAAGGATTGATGGGGTTCGATCGACTGGGTGACGGCGCCAAGCGAGGGCTTCCTGACGACGTCAACACGGTCGTGTGGTCCTCTTTCACCGACCAAGGTGCTGGGGGTCAGACATGAACCCCCACGACCTCGACCTGATTGGTACCTGCTGCGCGATCGAGGCTCTGGCCGAGTGCGACACGAGTCACTGGCCGGAAGGCGCGCAGGTACTGCTCGGCTACGCGTTGGACCTGGCGAGACAGGCCCGCCGTGAAAACAGGTGCAAAAATAACCTCGCTGACATGGTCGCGCGCTACATCCAGAAGTGCTACCAGCTTCAGGCGGTGCTGGAGTTTCAGGGCTCGAACTAGGGAGGCGGTCCGTGTCATTCAAGATTTTGGACTTGATGCCGATTCGCGGCCAAGTGTTTCGCGTTGCGCAGATGGATGGCATGGTCTGTCGTCGGGACCTGTGGTGTCGAGTTGCGTTTCGCGACGACGCGTGGGCGGTGACGCTGTACCGGTACGAGCGACAGGCCGAACACGACTGGGAGCCGATGACATCGATCCCGGAGGGCTATCTCGATTTGGCGGTCGAGGCGATTCGAAAAGCGCGGGAGTTCATTGTGATCGAGGACGGTGAATCTTCGTAGTGAACGCTAGCCCATTAGGTTTTTAGACCACCGTCGGGTTACAAGGATGGCACGACCAACGATTCGAAGCGAGGAACTGCTTCCGGTGCGGCGGGCGATTGCCGCCGGTATGTCGATCCGTCAAGCGGCTCGTGAGTTTCGGATCGCGAGGATGACGATCTACAAGTACCTGCGAAAGGAATCTCATGCGCCCCCTTCTGATGCTTGCCGCGCTGCTGACGCTTCTGACTCTGACGCCGAGCCTCCCCGCGAGTGACTGCGCGAGCGGCAATTGCCGCGTCGAGCGAAGCCGCAAGGTCGAGCGCTACCGCAAGGTCGAGCGCGAAACGAAACGCGAGCGCACCGTAATCCGCCGCGGGTCGTTGCGGCGCTAGTCGTGGGCTCGCAGTCGAAGGGCGGTTGGAGTCGGCCGGAACGCGGCGAGCTGCGATTCGAGCAGCGTAAGTCCTGGCGGCATGTAAAGTCGCTGGTCTGTCCGCGGCGGCGGAAGAAGTCGAGGCGGTGGAGGCGGGCATGAGTGAGCAGCAAAAGTATCCGATCCTCGCGTATTTCAGGTGGGAACATCTCCCACCGAAGCTGCAAGCGGTTTCGCGCCCATTTGGCGAGCTTGCCGCAAAGCTGGCGGAGGATCTGAAACCTGGCGCGGAAGTTTCGGCCGCTTTGCGGAAGCTGCTTGAGGCGAAGGATTGTGCCGTCCGAGCGGCACTTGATAGTTAGTTGGCGCTGGTTGGCGACGGGGTGCGCGCCCGCCGCGAGTGACAGCTCGCGGCGGGCTTCTCCCGCAGGTCGAAAGGTCAGGGCATGAGATCGCTAATCGCAATCGCGGTGCTCCTCGTTGCGGCGCCACTCGCCGCGCAGGAGCAGGCCCCGCCCTCGATACCGTACACGATGGAAATCCCGGCCTCAGTGCGGGAGTGGTATCGGAACCCGGACGGGAGCTGTGTCCAGTGCAGCATCGGCCTGTGTGGGATTTGGCAACTCCAGCCCGCGGCCGCGGCGCTGCTTTGGGACTCGCCCTTTGGACCGAAGGTCCGCGGCGGATCGGGGCCGAGTCGCGTCGACGCGTATTGTGAATCGCGCAAGATTCCTGTTTGGAACATCACCGGCGCGAACACCTGGGATTGGATGAAGTGGGCCGCTCGCACCAGACGATTCGCCGCGATCGGCGCGGGGCGCATTCACTTCCAGACGCTCTATGGGTGGGACCCGTCCAGCAACACCTGGTACGTCGAAAACAACAACTCTCCCCAGCGGGTCGATTCGTACTCCTGGGAAGAGTTTCGCAGATTGCATCTTAGCTCGGGGCAGTGGGTCGTAGTTCTCGACTTGCCGCCCCCGGCTCCTGTCCCTCAATACGTTCGCTGGTGGTAGGAGGTACCACGCCATGAAAAGGATCGCGGTTCTGATCGCGACGGTGCTTGCGCTGTCGCCGCTGTTCGAATTATATGCTGACCCTGGCCCCGGTCGCCCGCTCTTTCGACGGCTATCCCCGGCGGCGCCGACGCAGAGTAAGACTCCGCAACTCCCTGGTCCGAAGCAAGACGCCGCGAAGGATGATCGCGCCGTAAAGCCCGCAGAGAATGTGACGTCGGAGGCAACTAGCGGTGCTGAGGTTGACGTCGCCGAGGTCTTGCGACGCGGCGACCGAGTCACTCGCTCTGGCGCTGGCCCGATGAGTGTTCCCGATCGGCTGATCGGTGACGCGATGGCTCCCCCGCCGGACGACAGTCATAAGTGGTTTCTGTCCATTCTCGTCGATGATGGCAAAGAGTCTCAGTCGCTACTGTACGACTTGAGGCACTCGCAGCATTTGCGCGCGTGGGTCGATCTCGACGAACCCCGACAATCGTGGGCACATGCAACGATCTACCGGTACGGCGACGAGAGCCAGGACTGGCGCTGGAAGAACCTGAAGATCAGCCGCTTACCAGTGATGATCTTGCAACCTCCTGCGAAGCTGCTCGACGAACGCGATCCTAAGTCGTGGGAGTGGGGTGATCCGAAAGTCGTGGTCTGGCAATGGGACGGATACGACTCGACCAATCCGGCTCGGGCCCAGCTCCGATCGGACGCCGTCCGCAAGGCGCTCACCGCGTACGTTGCCTCCATTCAATCAAAGCGATTCGATCGGCGGCTTGCGGGTCCCCAGTCCGAGGCACCTCCCCCCACACCCGGCGCGAAACAAGCATCGACGCCAGGCAGCAAGCAGGAAGGACAAGTCGCCGCACCGAGTATCCCAGTCGTCCCGAGCGTTCCCTCGTCGAATCCGGTGTTTCCGGCGGACCCTTTGATTCCCTCGGCGCCAATCGTGTCGTCGGGGGGCGCGTCGCTGGTGCTCACGGGTCTGAGCCTATTGGCGGGCGGATCGGGCACGACGAACCTGCTGCTGCTCACGATTGGGGTGCTCTCCGCGATCCGAACATGGAAGACCGTGCGCGGGAAGGCGAAGCTGCTCGACGACACCTCTTTCGCCGCCCTGACCGACGGCCTGAAAGCGATCGCGGGCCAAGCGAAACAGACGTAGACCGAGCCCCGCGTTTTCCACGGGTGCGCTCGTTGTTCGAGCACACCTTGGACGCGCTGATCGGATGGCTGGAGATCGCCTCGCTGGCACCCATCGCGATCAAGATTTCCTGGGCAGTTGCGATCTTTCTTGCTGGACTGGTTGGGATTCGGCTAGTTCGGCGGACGTAATCGAATCACGGAGAGAACGATCATGGGTGGGGGGCGATTCAAACTGTACCGCGACGCAAAGCGGGAATGGCGATGGACGTTCGAGGCGAAGAATGGCGAGTCAATCGCCGTTTCGAGCGAGGGGTACAAGCGAAAGTCCGATGCCGTTGAAGGCATTCGGATGATCGCCAATGCGTCGCGGATCTCGGCGGACGATTTGATCGACGAAGAGTAGTCACAAGCAATGAGTGACGTGATCGAAATCCTCGACTTCGAAGGCCGCGGAAAGATGGCCTTTTTTGCGTGTCCAGGATGTCGCGAAAATCATTGCATACCAGTGGAAGGATGCTTCGCGGCATGGCAATGGAACGGCGACAGGGAGCGCCCTACGTTCTCGCCGTCGATTCTTGTCCGCGCGACCAAGATGACGCCGCTTGGAGAGCAGCAATACCGCGAGTGGATGAACGGCATTAAGCCATGTCCGGAGCAATTCGACAGCGTGCCGACGGTGTGCCATTCGTTCGTTCGCGACGGAAAGATCGAATTCCTGTCGGATTGCACGCACGAACTGAAGGGCAAGACCGTTGATTTGGAGTCGGTGGAGTCGACATGAGCCTGGAGCCGGAAGCCCGAACCGCGAACGAGTACCGCGCAGCGTGCGGCGATCACTGCGCGCAACCGGGCGAGCTCGCGCGGCAAATGAGCGAGCTGCATGGGCGGGAGCAAATGGCGGCCGAAGCGCTGAGCAGCAAGGACGAGCTCATCGAGACGCTCCGGGCCGACAATGAGCGACTGCGAGAGGAACTGCGGAGAGTTCGGAGCGGCGAGCGGCGCGAAACCCAAACGCGGCTCAACGAAATGATCATCGGCGGTCCGCCGATTGGTGATCAGTAGGGATTGGATGGCAATTTCACAGAGGGATAGCGAATGAGCCAGGACGACTTCGAAGCATGGGTGAAAAGCACCGGAACCGATCCGGCAAGTCTCGATGAAACGCAGCGAGTGCTGCTGCGCAAAGCGTTCGACGCGACGCGGCCAAAGGCCCCGGCGATTACTCCGCCGCGGTACCAAGACGGCGCCGAGGCCAAGGCTGGCGACAAGGTTGTCTTGCGGGGCACGGTAATCGAGGTCGGCGCGGGCGACGACCACGCAAACGTCATCGTGTTGCTCGACGAACGGACTCCTCCGGAGATGACGGAGTATCGAATCGGTCTCAACTCGCGGCAGTGCGAGCGAGCGTAGCGATCCGAGCGGCCTGATCGAGTTGGCATTCGACGACGAGGAGGGGGCGATGAGCGGTGACATGGTGGTAATCGGTCGGGGATCGGACTCCTTCGGCGGACGAGTTAATGCGCGGTGCGGATTGCGGGGCATCTCTCGCGCCGCGGGGCATTGGTGCGTCTCGGCAGTCTCGCCGTTCCAGGTCGCGGACCCCGAGCGCGCGGCCCTCGTGCTGCCATCGGGGTTCGACCGTCGCCTATTATTCGGCGCCGGATTGCTGCACGCCTCGTACGTCGAACGCCTGATCAATCCTCTTGTCCGTGGCTTTCGACACGTCCATCCTGGAGACGTTTACCGCGCCGTCGCTCAGCGTGCGGGCGACCGGATGCGTCGCTTGCTCGACGAACTGATCGTCGGCGGTGGCGACGTGGCGTGGTCTGACGCTTACGACAATCTGATCGTCAACACGGGCCTCGACGACTATCTCGACAAGTACTACAAGGGCTCGGCGTACACGGCTGCCCACTATGTCGGACTGACATCGTCCAGCCCGACCGTCGCGGCCGCTGACACCATGTCGTCGCACGGAGGATGGACCGAGTCGACAAGCTACTCGGAATCGACGCGACAGGCGTTCACGCCTGGATCGGTATCGAGCCAAAGCGTCTCGAATTCCGCGTCTAAAGCGGCATTCAGCATCAACGGGACCGTCACCGTCGGCGGCGCGTTCCTGACGACCAGTTCGACGAAAAGCGGAACGACGGGAACGCTGGTCGCCGCCGGGGCCTTCACCGGCGGAAATGCGGCGCTCCAGAACGGCTGGACGCTCAACGTGCAAGCCACGTTCACGCAAGCGGACGACGGAGTCTAGCTATGCTGTCGGCCGAACAAATGGCGGCGCTCGTCGCCGAGCTGCGGAAGCCTACGTATGCAAACCTCACGGAGGCGCAGGCGTTCGACGCGCTGCACAACGGGCCGATCATTGAAGATTCGGAGACGCGGCCCAAGCCATTTGCCTCGGCTGATCTGCTGACACTCCTGTCGGACGCTTCAGCCGCGAAGCTTGTGGCGTGTCCAAGCCTGCCGAATATCCGCGCGGACATCGCGGCGCAGGATCGCACTGCCCTCGCCGTGTGGGTGGCGATGTTAAAGCGCGGCGGCATTTTGACGGACTCCGAGGCGACGGCGATCGGCGGTGTGCTCGCGGCGACGGAAACCATCACCACGCAGCGGAGGGGGCACGCACCGATTCGCGGTGGGACCTTCTTCTCGATGCCGAATCGCATCGAAGACACCGACTTCCATCTCGCCTACGAAGCTTCCAGGAGCTAGTTATGAAGCTCGGTGTGCTCAAGTCGCCTGATAATCACCTGGTCACGATCAAGCTGCTCGGCATCTGCCGCAAGTGCCGACACCACCATCGCATCGAGGCCGCGCCTGACTCGCTTGGTAGGCTTGCGTTCGACTGGCAGCACAAGCACCGGCTCTGTGAGCTTGAGTCGCCAGGGTCTGTCGAATTTCTTTCGACAGAGCGGTTGATCCCCCGAGGCTTCGACGATCGGGTCTTCGAGGCCGCGGGCGTCGGTCCCCAATGGCTCGATTGGAAGCACAACGCCGACGTGAAGCTCTCTTATGCGGCCGACGCGGCGATTACGATGGATCTTTCGGCATTAGCAGGATTGACATCTAACAATTTCCTTCAGGGCCGTGAATCGACGAGCGTTTCGAACTCGTCGAACTATCTCGACATCCGTATCAGCGGAAAGTACATCAGCGGCACCACCCCAACTACTCCTGCCGAGTCGCGACTGTACCTTGTTACTCCCTGCGATGACACTCCAACTTGGCCTGACGTGTTCGACGGCACTGATAGCGCAGAAACAATAACCAACACGAATATCCTCGATTCACTGCCACTGATTTGGAGCGGGACAGTTAGCTCTTCGTCGAATGTTACGTATCCCATCGTGGGAGCTTTGACGCTGGCTCAAACGATCGGCTTCTGTCCGAAGGAATTTGTCCTCTTCTTTGCGCACGCCCACACCGCGGCCCTGAAGACTGACGCGGGTAACACGAACTCCCTGTACTACCAGGGCCTCTATGCGACGGTGATCTAGTGATCGCCACGGCAGTTCGAAGGCTCGGGGTTAATCCATCGCATCCGCTCAATCGCGGGCTCGTGTCGCACTTCATTTGCATGCCGGGTGAGATGGGTGGCGCAAGACTTCGGAACCAAGTCGCTCCACACCGATACGCTCGTTTCGTTACCAATACGACGAGGCCTTCGTGGTGGTCGTCGTTCGGTCGGTCCGGCGGCGCTGGATCGATCAAGTTCCAGCATAGCAGCACGAACGGCGGTTATCTCGACCAGGACTACACGGGAATCTCCGGGTATCCGTTATCGCTCGCGGCGTGGGTGTATTGCGGAGGAATCACCGATACGTTCTACCGTTCGATTTTGACCGTCGGCTCAGACGGGGCGAATCGTGGCTGGTGCAATATCGTCGTTCGCGGGACCACATCGACAGCGATGCGGTTTGGGATGACGACAGACAACAACGACGTAGGTGGTGGAACGGCAACCGATACAAACACGACGAACTATTCTTCGGCGTGGCATCACGTGATTGGGGTCTGGCGGTCGGCGACATCGCGCGAACTGTACGTTGACGGGGTGCTGCTTGCGACCTATACGTCATCGGTGACGCTGGCCACGGGCATCGCAACAGGTTCAACGTGGCTCGGTGCTCAGAACCTTCGCGGGTCTGTCTCGGGCAA